GATCTCAAGACCCCACTTCCGGCAGAACCGGGCGCGCTTTGCCTCGATCACCGGGGCAAATGGATCTGGCGCCTTTTCAGGGAGACGGCGGGTATGGCTGGAGACTGAGGTGGTGCGGGTCATGACTGCCACCTCAGATGTGGCAATCGACGAAGCTGACGTAGTGGTCAGCGGGGATAGTAGTCAAAAGCTGCGAGAACTGCGCCGGCCAGTCATCATCTTCGCCATGGGACATGCCAAACCATCCCATTTCGCCTTTCGCGCACCACTTGCCATCAATAACGGCAGCATAGGTTGATATTGCAGGAGCGTCTTCGATCCAGCCGGCAATCGATTGGTCTGGCGCTGCTTCCACTGAACCCCACATATCCGCGCGTCTATAGGTGGCGGAGAGATCGCCATTGGGCTGGCTCATTATCCACTGCTCATATTCGCCGCCTCTCGGGCGAGGTTCGGACAGCCCCAGCCAGACATCGTGCGCGGCTCTCTGAGCGCGGAACCCGATCTCAAAGTCGCTAGCCGAAAGGCCTGATTTAGCCACCATCTCGTCAACCATCTCGCGGCGATCGGCGACGGCACCTGTCTTGAGAGCCGCAAGATCAAGGTGTCCCCATCGGGCGACGTTGCCGACATCCGTCCACTTCGACGGCCATTTTACACTGTGGCCTTTGCCCTGGCATCCGTTGCAGGTGTATTCCGGGTTTCCGGCCCGGCACTGCCGCCCGATTTCGTCATCTCGCTTTCCAGTGCCATCGCACAGCCAGCACGTTTCCATGTTGGCGGGATCTTTCTCGGGGTCGTACCCGGCAGCGAGCCGACCGCTATATCGGCCGCCAAGCTGCCACCAATCCCATGTTGCGTTCGGGTTGGTACGATCGATGCAGCGGATGACTTCTCCGCTTTCATCGACGAGAATGTGGCCGTACTTGTGCGCGTCGGACTTGTCGATCTCGGCTTCGCTTTCAACAATACTCCAGCCATAGTAGTCGGATGCCCATTCGGCGAAGGTCATGACTTGCGATGATGGTATCTCGACACTTTCGAAGCCTTCTGGGATGAACCCCTTCCTTCGACCAGCGCTGAACATGTCCTCGTCGGGCTGCGAAAACTCAGGCTTCCATTCTCCCTTCTCGTCGAAGCGATCATGCAGGTTGCCTTCCTTATCGCGAAGGCGGGTCTCGGTAGATTTCGCGAAACCTTCACGTGCTTCATCGGTCTTATCGACATCGACGACGTATTCATTATCGATACCGGTGCATTCGAACTCGTGCCAAGGCGCGAGTACCTTTGCCAAAACTTCCTCTGTCGGAAATTCTGGCGTGACTACAAAAACGGAAAAATGGCTCATGCTACGCCCCTGTTATCTTGCTGAGGTTCGGACCATTCGACGCCGTGCGCGGCCCCGAAGGCGAAGATGATTTCAATGAGGGTCGTCATCTCGTCCTTGGACAGATCCGATGACGACGTGCTGAGATTGACGAAGCCGGTCCCGTCGGTATTCGGGACGATGCGAAGCTGTTCCCGCGTCTCTCGGCGCAGCGCGTCGAGCATGACGAGCTTCCAGTCGTCAGGCGCGAGCCGCTGACCGTGCCAGGCAAGCTGGAGCGACAGATCGGTCAACATGGCCCACATACGGTCATTCTGGGGTAGGGTGCGCTTTGGGGCTTTCCATTCGACGCGCGTGCCGAGCGGAACCTTTGAGGCCCAGGTGGCGCACTTCTGTCTATCTTCTGGCGAGTTAATGAGGATCATCGCGCGGCTCATGATGCCCTCGCAAATTCGCCGTGGAGGGCTAGGGACGCGGCTTGATAAGCAGCATGAGCTTCACCCGTGGTCCCGAAGTAACCTAGAAACTTCCGTTTCCCAGCGCTGGTAATCTCAGCTCTCCACCGGCCAGCTTTCTTGTCGAAGGACACTCCTTTACGACCAGAGGTGTTATCCTTGCGGCGACCGGTGTTCCTATTGTTCTGCGCCTGGCTGCAATGTCTGATGTTTTTCCTGCGATTATTGAGGCCATCGCCATCTTCATGATCGCACAGGGTTCCATCAGGCGCTTCCGATATGATGCGGTGCATGAGGATCATACGTCCCCGCTCAGTTCTTACCGCATAGACTGCTTTCCTGCGCTTTGAGACCAAAGCACTCCAAAGCCGACCTTCCACCAAGGGAACGTCGCAGGCATCAATGATCGCCTCGTAACCTCGAGTCAGTGGAACGACAGCGATCGGTCCTTCGATCCTAATGCTCCGCATGATCAGCCACCATTCATCGGATGAAGTTGTGCGAGCCGCCGCGTCTTGATGGAGAAAGCCGCATCGATCATGTCGGCATGGCCTTCGCTTTCCAGCGTGGCCGGCGCGTCGAAGTCGTTCCAGATCTCCTCGATGCTGGATTCATCGCTTGCGCTGGCGAGGGCCGTCTCGATCTCTTCGAGATAGCCACCGAGGTCGAATTCATTCTCGGTCGGCTGCTCGTCCTGCGCCGGTTCGGCGTCGATCGTCTTCGCGGACGGCGGGGCAGGCGGCTTCGGAGGCTTGGGTGGCGTCGGGCGGATATCGGATGCCGGCGTCACGTCCCGCATCTCGTCGGCGTCGGCGATCTCGCGAGCTTCGAACTCGTCGCGGATACCGCCAAGCACATCGCCGAAAAGTTCGCGAAGGCAGTAGCCGGCCGCGCGCCATGCGATCATGCGCTGGGGGTATTTGTACCAAGGCGCGTCATTCGGCTGGCCGTCCTTCCAGATCGGCTTGTTATCTTCCCATACCTTCTTACGGATCGTCGGCCGATTGTCCCACAGGCCAGCGCGTTCAGCCTCTGCCTGGGTGAACTCGACGCGGCTTTCCTCGCCCGTATCGTTCCGCTTGGCGTGGCAGTAGCCGACCATCTGACCATCGCGCATCTCGTGGCCGGTCTTGAGTAGGGCTACCTTGCCGGACTGGCGAACGACGTTGATCAGGCCATCGCCATAAAGAGCAGGCTTACCGTTGATCACGGTAAAGCTGCGGAGGCTGACCATAGGCTTGAGGCCAAGCTCGGCACCAGACATGATGCAGACAGCCACGGCAGCCGCCGCGTCGTCGCCGGTCTTTTTGCCGATCAAAGCGGAAGGCGCGAGGCCAGAAGCCACCACGGCGCGCGAGACGCGCATGGTTTCCTCGAAGGTCTGAGGCACGATGGCCATGACCTGACCGCCGGCCGAGAGCGTTGCTGGAACGTGTGGGTTCATGGTTATGCGACCTTCCGTTGCTCTTCGACGGTCACGCCGTCGATCTCATGGCCCTTGTCCACGGCGCGCTGCGCCAGCTTGGCGATCAGGTTGCAAAGTTCCGGGTGCGTCTTCATGGCGTGATAAGCCTTGTCCTGATCGATGACCGTAGCGACTTTGATGACGCGCACCGATGCGGCACGGCCGTAGCCGCCCTTAATGGTCGTGCTGGCTGGCTCAGGATCGGGCTGGCGAACCGGCTCAGGTTCTATGGCTGGCTTTCCAGCCTCCGTCAGCTTCCTGTTCTCTTCCTCAATCCGGCGCTGTTCTGCTTCGGCCTTGCGGCGCTCTTCCGCTATGCGGCGGGCCTTTTCTGTTTCGTAGGCGCTCATGGACTTGCCGATCGCATCCGCGCCGTCCTTGGCGCCTTTCACCAGCGGCTGCCACTTGGCATCGACGGCCTTTCCGGCTTCGAAGTGAGGTTCCTTCTCGCGCTTCCTGATCTTCTCAGCCTCGTTCGACAGCTCGTTAAGACGGGCGCGGGCCGATTGCGCCTTCGCCTGCATTTCGTCGCTGTCGATTTTCGAGAATGTCTCGACGTTCGCCTTCGCCGCCTTGATCTGGTCATCCAGGCTTTCGAAAGGATCAAGTTCACCGGAGTTGTGGCCGATGCCTTCGGCTACGTCTGCCCACTTTCCGGTTTCGAGCGCCGCCTCATAGGCGTCTTCCGTGATCGGGTTCCGGCATACCCACGTCCAGATCGCGGCGGCATCGGTTTCCTTGCCATTGCGGAGTGCGATCCAGCGCTCACCATCGTTCCAGATGGCAACCGGGAGGAAAGGACCGTCCTTGCCGTCTCGGACACGATAGAAACCCTGCTGCGGGTCGCTGTCGTGGATCGGGCCGAAGTTGCCGGCGAGGGCGGCTTGCCACCAAGCCCATGCGTTTACCTGTTCCATACGATCTGCTCCTGGTTGGCGCGGGCGAGCCTCTGGCTTTCCGGCACGGCGAAATGGAAAAATGAGAAGGCGAAGAGGCCGAAGCAGACCGCGACGGACACCATCATCAGCGCCGTGTCGGCGTTGCGTTTTGCCCGAATGGTCGCGATCTTCTGGTTGATCTCAGCGTTTCGTGCTGTCGCGCTCTTGCACTCAGTGCCGCAGGAGCAGCCGAACTGTTTGGCGATGCAGTTTTCCATCGTCAGTCCTCCCAGCCTTCACGGCGCAGGTCCGTCATGTTGAAATCGTCGTCGTAGGATGGATCGATGATGCCTTCGCCGCCGCACTCCTCGCAGGTCTCGTCACCGAAACCGCAGATGCAGTCGCCGGGCCAGCAATCGCAATTGTGATAGCCTCGGCCATTGCAGGCGGGGCATTTAGTGAGCCTGTCAGCCATCGGCCTTCTCCTTGAGAGCGGACGCGAGAGCATCCTTGGCCCATGCGATGTTTTCGCTGTAGACGCGTTCCATCGCCTGTTCCCAGCCGTGGGACATTGCGTCGTAGCGGTCGGTGATGCCGCGATCCTCAAGGCCGCAGCCCATGCCCTGCGAGTGATATTCAGGCTCGCCGTCAAGGCAGCGCTGCGCTTCTTCGATCAGGCCGCGAAGGCGGTTGTTCTCAGCGTGGGCCGCTTCGATCTCATCGTCCTTGGCCGAGAGAGCGGTTTCGGTCGCGTCGAACACAGCCTGCATATCCGAGACGTTCGTCAGCCCAGCTGGACGGAAGACGGCTTCCATGGTCTTGTCGCCAATGGTGAAAACTTTGGCTTCGTCCATCACACAGCCTCCTTGATACCTGCAGGCATGCCGCACTCGACAAGCCATTCCTCGATGTTCTTGTGGCTGTTGTCCGGGAGCTGCAGGTCGGAGAGGCGATCTTTCAGCCACTCGTTTTGAGCGGACAGGAGAGAAAGCTCAGCATCCTTGGCGGCGAGGGCGGCGTCCAGCGTGTCAATTTCGACATGCATTGCTGCCACCATGTCATCGAGCCTGCGAAATTGTGACATGCTGAACCGGATCAAGACACAGCCTCCGCACGAGACTTCCTGCTCATGTCGGGACGACGGGCAGTGGTGAGGGCGGAAAGGTCGCGACGGATCGAGTTGATCGTGTCGGCATCCTCGATAGGGCGCTCGGCTTCCAGATCATCGCGCCAGACAGCCCATGCGCGGCTTTCCCTGACGTAGACCGGGAAACGGCCTTCATCGTCGATCTCGATGCCATGCTCTTCTGCATCAAGGCGGCGAAGCCATGCGTCTGCGAAATGCTCGGTGACATCAGAAGACCGGAGCGTCTTGGTGTTGAGGATCAAGATGCGGGTGCAGCTATCGCCCGGCTCGTCGAGCAGCATGTCGATTGTGTAGCGCTTGCCGAGGCTCGTGCTTTCCCCGACATACGTCTGACCGGTGCGGGTCGTGTCGAACATCAGGAGGGTTTCGTCCTCGTTGATCTGAGGAGCGCGGAACATCGGGACTTCTTTGATTACGGATGCCATGTCGTTTCCCTCGGTTGGGATCGGTTTCCAGCTCAGGCGCAGTTGCCCGAGACAGAAGCGGATCAGGCCTCTTCCAAGTCGGAGAGAGCGTGCTTGATGTCGGCGGTGGCTTCTTTGATGATGTCCTTGAGACGGCTCAGCTCTTCCGAGACCGTGTCGTAGTCGTCGAAGCTGACCCAATCGCCGTGGGCGCGCTCGACCAATTCAGTTGCACCGTCTTCTGTGTCTTCAAGATCGTACCGCTTGACCATCTGCATTCCTCACGTTGGGATCACTTTCGATATCCGCCGACGAGGGCGGATGCCGAAGGGGATCAGCTTTCCGAAAATTTGATCACGTCAGCCGCGACCGGCCGCTTTGCCTGCTGCGCCACCCGAAGCTGAGTGTTCGTGGTGCGAAGGATTTCCCGAGCCTGAGAGGCGATCGCGTCCGCGCGAGAGGCGTCCATTTTGTCCTCTTTCACCGCGTTCAAGGTTTCCCAGAGGGCCGTTTTCAGGTGCGTTGCTGTAAGCTCGTTGGTCATCTCGTTTCCTTTGCTGTGACTTGTTGAGGGTTCCCTTTTCGAGCCGGATTTCGTAATCCGTCATGCGGCTCAGGCACTCGTCTCGGATGTCCATGACGAGTAGGAAGCACTCGGCAAATTCGCCGTAATGCTTGTGTGCTCGGTACTGTCTGTCGTAGATTTTCTTCTGCGCCCGATACTCGGGGCGGCGGCAGTATTCTACGTGCTTCGGCATCCGCTTCTTGCGGGCCTCGGCTTCCTTCACTCGGTCTTTGGTGCGAGCGTAGTAGGCAGCCTTGAGGGCCTTACGGCCTTCCACGTCACGGTTGCGGTACTCGATATCGTAGAGGCGTTTTTCCTCTTTCCGCTGCTCGGCGGTCTTATTGGTGCGACGGCTAAGGCCAGAGCATTCGCGGGAGCAGTAGAGGCTATCACCGCGCTTCCGTGCGCGATTGACATGACCGGCTGGCCGATCCGTCTCTTTCCCGCAATGAGCGCAGTTGAATTGCATCTGTCTTCCCCATCTGGCGCCGTCCGTGTCGGGCGGCTGGTGGGTCCGATTATGCTTGAATTAAATTCCAAGTCAACCGATGTTTGAAAATAATTCCAGATTTATCTGGCTTGAATAAATTTCCAATGCTATCTGTTTGGCATGGAAACGCTGCCGAAAAAGACGCTCTCAGCCGTCGATCGAAAATACTACGAGGACCGCGCGAAGTGGGTAGAAGCCATGTTCGCGGCTGATTTCGGTCATGCTGAGTTTCGGGTTCTGTATTTCATCGCGCAGCGCGCCGGGCATGACAAACAGGGTAGCCACTGGTCAGTGTCGCGGATTGCGAAAGAGTGCCAGTGCAGCACGAAAACCGTGAGCGATGCCACGATGAAAGCAGAGCGCTTTGCCTATCTTAAGATATACCGGACCTTGGGGCAGCAGAACTTTTATCAGCCGCTGTTTTTTTGGGATGGAGCCACGTAGTCAGTACGTGGGTACCCGCGTAGTCACTACGCACAAATATATAAACCCAATCTCTAAAGGGTTATTATATTTTTTTGGTTCTGCTTATGAGAAGGGTAATTGTAGAAGGGTGTAGGGATCAAGCCAATCGAAAGCCGCAGTGTTCGCACTTTGACGCGCTGATTGAAATCGCCTCCCTGCAGTCAGGGCAATCCCTTACTGAGGCATCGTGCTTGCGGCCCGCGCCGATCAGCGGATGATGCAAGCTGGATGATGGAGCCGGACGAACCGCTGGCAAGGCGATTACGAGTATCAGGCCGAATATGCCGATAACCGCACCAATGCCGAGCCAGGCGATCGGATTTCGGTCGCGGGAACCGGCGATGATCGCAGTAACGACCGCGCAAACTGCCCAGGCGAACGCGCCGATCCACATCATCGAGGCTTGATCCAATCAATCTTCGCGGCCCAATCGACCGGCACGTCGACAATGTCGGCAGCGTTGAAGCTGGTCAAGGTGAACAGCCCCGGTTGGGAGCCGTTACGCAACGTCTTGACCATGATCCGGCCATCGGAGAGTTGCACGACTGCAAGCTGGTTGATCATCGACGATGCCGGGAAGGCCTGAGACCAGTAGATGATCCAGCCATCGTGCAAAACGGGTAGCTGCGAATCGCCCTTGATTTGTGCGGCCACCGTGTCCGGGTGACTGTCGGCGGGCGCTTCAATCTCATCTGGGCCAGTCTCGATGGCTTCGACATGACCACCAGCCCCAATAAATCCTTTCAGCGGCACAAGCCGGGTAGGATTGTCGGGATCGATGCCCTTCTCAAGCCAAAGCTCGTCAACGCCGAGCGCGCGGGCCAGATCGGCTAAGATTTTGCCTCGTGGCTTTTCCACCTTCCCAGCCAGGTACTTGTTGACGTTGTCGTAGGAAACGTCAGCGCGGCGCGCAAGCTCAGCCTTCGACCAGCCCGTCATCTTGAATTTGTCGTTTAATCTCAATGCCCAACTCATCGGGCGAGAATAATCTTGAAAATAATTCAACGTGAGTGAAATCCCTGCTTGAAAACTGGAATTAAATTCCGCATAGTAAGCGGGCCATGAGAAACATCAAAACCATCATCGAAGCGGCCGGCGGTGCCAGAGCCATCAGCGAAGCAAGCGGCCCGGCTGATAAGGCCGGGAAGCGTCCACTGACCTATGACGCCGTCTACAAGTGGTCCAAGATCGGTATACCTGATCGTCATTGGCCGCTCGTCATCTCGTTGGCGAACTCTAGCCCAGACGAGCTGTATGCGGCGAACTTGGCCACTCGCGAGGACGCAGCATGACCAAGCGCCCCGGCCCATCCGAAAAGCCATCCGACATTCAATCCGTCCAAACAGACATAGACGCTCAAGACGCCATTGAGGCCACGCAGGGCGCGGCCCGTTGGGAGCGGAAACAGGTTCAACGCAAAGGGAGCAGAGCATGATCACCGCATTCATCATCGTCGGCTGCATCGTTGTTACCTGCCTCGTCATCGCTGCAATCGCAGCTGTCGGAATGTCCGGCGCTTGCGCGACAGCCGCCGAAGACGACGAGCAGGCCTCCATTCTCGCGGAACAGACATCGAAACGCATCATCGCATTTCCGAATACGGCGGTCTCAGCCTCCCAGTGAGCCGTCGTCGGTCCCGTCTGGTGTGACGCCCCCAGTCAACCCCTCGCCAGACGGGATCATAACTTGCAGTCGGACCCGATCATCTTGGAGCCTCATCACGACGGCTTGGACGATAGGGCCGAGGGGCTGAAACGAGGGGTGTCCCGAGGAGGTCTCGGAACACCCGGCAGAGCCCAAAGCGGCGGCGGTGGCTCTGCGAGGGAACTGAATAACGGTTGGCCCAGGCGGACCGGAGACGGCGGGCGAAAGCCCGGCAAGGCGATCACCGCCGTCTTTTCTATCATCGATCCTGCTCATGGGTGGCTCCTGTCAACACGGAGAAACTCGCACGGGAGCAGCCAGTGAAATCGGAAATCTCACCCGAAGATTCGGGAACGCTAAAACAAGGTCTGAGTGAGCGTATGGACGACGTAGCAACAGCAAACTTCTTGGTCGAGGAGATCGGAGCGAGGCGCCACATCGGCGACATGTTCCGCACCGCCTGCCGCGAATTGCGCGCACGCTTTCCCCACCGCGAAGACCCCGAAAATCAATGGACCGAACGCCGCCTTCGCGGGTGGTGGAACAACGAGAGCCGCATCGTCAAGCACTTCCAGATGGTCGAGCTCTACGAAACGGCCGAAGCACTGAGGAACGCGAGGGATGCTCATGCCGAATACAAAGCCAAGACCGAGCGTCTTCGTCAGATGGCTCAGCTTAGAGCGGCGCGAAGCGATCGCCCTGTGGCTCAGGGATAAGGCGGCCGGACTGGCCGAATGGATATGCCCAGAACTGAGGGACGAGCAATGAAAAGCATGAAAATCCTTGTCGCCTGTGAGTTCTCCGGGACTGTACGGAATGCATTCCTCGATCGCGGCCATGACGCTTGGTCTTGCGACCTTCTGCCGGCGGAGGATGGCAGCAATCGCCATATCCGCGGAGATGCCCGCGACTTGCTCAATGATGGCTGGGATATGCTTATGGTAGCTCACCCACCATGCACGCGGCTGTGCAATTCCGGCGTCCGCTGGCTATCGGCGCCGCCGGCTGGGAAGACCATTGATCAGATGTGGGCCGAACTCGACGAAGGCGCCGCGCTTTTCTCGGCTTTCTGGAATGCCCCGATCGATCGGATCGCGATCGAGAACCCAGTTATGCACCGGCATGCCAAAGAGAGGATCGCGAACTACGAGGACTTCGCCCAGAGCGTTCAGCCTTGGCAGTTCGGCCATCCAGAAGTCAAGCGCACCTGCTTCTGGCTCAAAGGCCTGCCGCCACTTTCCCCTACCAACATCGTCGAAGGCCGCGAGGCACGCGTGCATCGGATGCCGCCCGGCCCGGATCGCTGGAAAGAGCGGTCCAGATTTTTCACCGGAATAGCCGCCGCCATGGCCGATCAATGGGCCGGGTACGCGATCGAACAATCACGCGCCGCATAGGAGATTGAGCAATGCCAAAAGCAAAATTCAAGAAGCTCCACAAGAACATATGCGTTGCCTTCGCCCGCCTTTCAGCGCGCGGTGGCATGCTTTGCCGTCAGTCTTCGCAGACAGACGAAGCGATGGTGATGGGCGGCGGATTTATCTATTTCGATGGTAGGGGGGGGCAACCTATTCCTCCTGCATCTGCACTCTTCCTAGTCGAGAACAAACTGGTCGAGCCGGTAAACGACGGGCTGTTTGCCGAGACCTCGCAGAGTTTCAAAGCCGTGTCGTTCGACGCCTTCCATGCCTTCAAGGAAAGGTATGAGGCTCCCGTCAATGGCTAAGAACATCCCTGCCAAGATAGAATTTCTCAATGACCAGATCGACGGGCTTAAGGCCCGCATGGTCGGCCAAGACAACGGCGCGCAGCGGGCAAAGCTCGCGATGCTTACCGATATCCGCGATGACTATCAGGCCGCGTCCGAAAGAGCCGCCTCCGCCAAGCGCGAGGAGGCAGCATGAACCGCGTCGTCATGAACATGGACGATCAGGGATGCTGGACGATCTACTCTGACGAGCCGATCGAATTCTTCTGCGTCAACGATCACTGCCCCGGCGATCGCGTCTATCAAATGGACGTTGAGGTCGGCGTGGAGAAAGTGCGCCAGCAGCTCGGCAGCGATCCAGTCGGGCACAAGAACGACACGCATGCGTTCGGTGAAGGATACGGCCCTCGCAAGCCACCGTCGAAGCGAAAGTTTGAGGTGGTCAAATGAACGCCCTCCAGCTCTTTCGCTCCGGCATGGACTACATCTCCATCGCCTCCCACCTCAACACCACAGAGGCAGAGGTAGAGCGCCAGATACACAGGCTGCGCCGTATCGAGCGTATCCAGCCATATCTCTCGAAGCGAGCAAAGCGGGAAGCCAAGCGCGAGGCGCAACGGGTCGCCGCCCGACGTGAGGAAGAGCGATTGTCCCGGCGTGCTGCCGCAGCCCTTCCGAAGCCTCCGCGCGTCAATCAGACCCTGGAGCAGAAGGCAGAGAACCGCAGGCTGTACCGCCTCCGCGCCCGCCAGCAGCTCCGCGAGATCAGAGAGGCGCACGCCCGATGACCGAGACGCTGACCCGAGAACAATACCTTGCCGAAGTCTCTCCGAAGAAGCGCGGCAACAAGTATGGGGCGAAGAAGACCGTCGTCGACGGCATCACCTTCGACAGCAAGCGCGAGGCTGAGGTCTATGGCGACCTCAAGCTATTGGAGAAAGCCGGGAAGATATCCGGCTTCACCCGCCAGCGGAAATTCGAACTCATCGTGAATGGCGAGATCATCGGCACCTATCGCGCCGACTTCGCTTTCATCGACCATGAGCAGGACGGAAGGCTCCGCGTCATTGACGTCAAGGGCGTCGTTACCCGCGATTTTCGCCGCGTCCAGAAGATCATCAAGGCAGCATACAACATCGAAGTTGAGGTGTGGAAATGAGCAACGTGGTGTCTCTCCACGATCATCAGACGAAAGTCTGGGAGGCTTATGTGGCGGCGAAGGCAAAGTCCGATCAGACTGGATCAGCCTCTGACGTTGCAGCTTCCAATGCTTGCTGGTCTGAGTGGCTCTCCCTTTTGGTCCCCCGCGAATACCGCGGCGTTTCCGCCGCCCTGCTTAGAGGGATGTCGCTGTGAAAACGTTTGCCGATATCGACATCGTCAAGTCCATCCGCTCGGGAGAGCGCGGCCGTAAATTTCGAAAGTCTTGGAAGCGATTTGAAATCAGGTCGGCGGTTGCTCGTTCCGACGAGATGCTTGATCTGCCTCAGGATCAGTATTCACGGATAGTCAGGGAGATCGATCGTGCGGTCGACCTATGCGAGAGCCCCATCGAGCAGGTAGCTCTCTACCAAATGGCTGGGCGCGGATACGGCCACGACTTTCTCCTCCCACTCTATGCCAGCGTATCAACGGTTGTTCCTTCCAGCGTCTGGGAAGAAGACTTCGTCATTGTGCCGCAGGTTTGCGTCGGTCCGTATCGAGTCGACTTTCTCGTGATGTTCCCGGGCGGTCGCCGTATCGCAGTAGAATGCGACGGCAAGAAATTCCACAACGCTGAGCGTGATGGCGAGCGTGATGTGATCCTTATGGAAGACTACGGCCTCAAGGCGGTAGTTAGAGCCCGTGGCGGCGAGATCTGGCGCGGCAATGCCTGGACCGAACGTCTAGCGGCTGAAATCCGCAGGGTGGCTTGATCATGAAGCTGTCCGCGATCCTCGCTCCCCTCATCGCTGCTGGCGTCTCTGGCGATGTCATCCTCGCAACCGTGAAGGCTTTCGAAGAGCAGCAGAACGACGCGCTTGAAAAGCGTCGAGAGGCTGACCGTGTTCGGCAGGATCGCAAGCGTCAAGCCGATAAGTCACGTGACGTCACGTTACGTCACAGTGACAGTCTCCTCACATGCGGGGGCGATACGCGCGGAGATGTAAAACAAAATAACTTAGAGATACCCAACTCTAAAAAAGAAGAAGAAGTCGCGGACAAGCCGCGTTCTGATCTGGCTTGCTTCAAATCCGAGCTTGCGCCGATCCTTAATCAAGAGCGCATCGATGCCATCGTGAGCCTTCGTCGCAAAAAGAAAGCGACCATGAACGCTTACGCCGCGCGGCTTCTGACCAAGGCCCTCAAGGCCTGCCCCGACATCAACGCTGCCGCCGACGAGATGATCGTCCGCAATTGGACCAGCGTGAAACCTGAGTGGCTGTCTAGCGGCAACCAATCGGCAGCACCGTCGCGCGGCCCGCCTCCGAGAGAGAGAACCATCTTCGATGCCATAGACGATTTCACCGGAAGAAACGACCATGAGCTACCAGCAAGCAAGACAATCGACCACGACGATGGCGGAGATCATCCGCCCAATGTTCATCTCCTTGCCCCTGCCCAGAGGGGTAGACGCTGACGATCTGCTTGGCGGCTACCTGGTGGCGCTGGAAGGTCTATTACCCAGCACGCTCAAGAGCGTCGTCGTCCAGCTCGTCAAGGGAACGTGGCGAGAGGAAGTAAAGTTCTGCCCAAGGCCGCCAGAGCTTGCGAACATGGTTCGTGACGAACAGCGCCGGATCGACGCAGTCAACCGTCCGCGCCTTCCGGCCCCAGTATCAGTTGCGCATGCCTTCAAGGACATCCGCATCACGCATCGGCTCAGATCGGAAGAATTGGCCCATAAGGGATATGCCTTCTTTGTCGAGTGCGTCGGGCATGATGCGTTCCGGACGATGGCCAAGCGCGGTCAGTTACCGGTCGGTGCCACTCACCTCTGGGCCATTGATCAGGTCTGGGCGCCAAAGCCTTTCGTCTATCCATCGAAAGGCGACATTAATCCGAAGCCAGGGAGGGCCGCAGCATGAGAACGGCTGAAATCCGCAGGGTAGGGCTGAAGGACGAGGTTATCCGTCTTCACTTCGCCAACCCAAAGGCAACCACAGACGAAATCGCAGAAGCACTTGGCGTTGGTGCCGAGTATGTCCGCTGCACCTTCCGTCGCAACGGACTCACCGCCGTCAGGAGGAAGGATGCCGAACACAGGCCGATCCAAGCTAATGCTCCGCTCTACAGCGCCGCGACCGCAGCCCGTCTCCAGAGAGATGCCGAGCGCCGAGGCATAACCGTCGACAGGCTCATCTACATGGTCCTGCAGACCGTCGCAGCTGACAAGATGGTGGACGCAATTCTCGACGACCTGGAGGGCGCAGCATGAACCGATACTCGGCATATGCACGCCGCATCCCCGGCGGCTTCGGTTTTTGGGCCATGCTTCGCTTCTGCCGTGATGCTCATCCCGCACCCGTCATGGCCGAAGGAGATCGACCGAAGGTCTTCGCGACAGAAGCGGAAGCCACTGCAGAATGCCTCAAGCACGTCGTCGCCTTCATGAACGGCCGTCCGATCAGGGGCGAGACATTCGAAACCGTGGCGAACGATGCTCGGTCGAAGGCGGAGCGCCTCTTCCTCGGCGGCGGGCGTGTCGTCAAGGTTGAGCGGTTGGAGGCGATGCGATGATGGACGAAGATCAATTCAGCAAGGCGCTGAGGCGCTTGCCTAACCCGGTCTCCTGCTTTTCCAACGGCGCTTGTTGCCCTTGGTGCGGCGGCCTGAACAAGACCGTCACCTTCGCCATGAACAACTGCGACGAATGCGGGAAGGCCTATGCCTTCGGCTATCCTGACTGGCACGATGGCAAAGATCCGGTGAGCTGGGTCCCGTTCCCATGGCGCGAGTTCGATGCCTGCGGCGGCCGGGCCGATCTACTGCCCGAGTTCAAGCCGAACGACCGGCTCAAGCAAATCTACTTCCAGAAAACCGAAGAGCATCTTGGCGTCCACGCCGACATGTCGACACCGAATTAACCGAGCAGGCGGCTCGAATACGAGGGAAAGAGAATGGCGAGGAAAGGCCGCAAGGCAAAAATAGGGACGGTGACGCTGGCGGCGATTGGCCACATGCAGGCAAAGCCAGCACTGCACGAGGTGGATAACCCGCTCCACAACCCGGCCCACGATGGCGAGACGTGGAACCCGAAGAAGATCATCAGCGTGGTCAACATGAAGGAGAGCGCACTGGTGACGCTCAAGACGCGCAAGCTGATCGACGAGGCACAGGTAAGGGCTGGGGAGAAGTTCTGCGCGATCTGGGAAGCGCTTGGCGGTGCGGGTGCTGGATCGTTCGATTACAGCCGTGAGCCGGTAGATGGTGGCGGGCCACGCTCAGCGCTATCGGATCGACAGATTCAGGCAGGGATTGACCTTGCAGACTGCCGCCGCGTCCTCGGTATTGGCTATGACATCATGGTCAAGGTTGCAGGCGAGGGTAGGGCAGTGACCGAGCTTACCCAGAGCAAGAACCTGCAGCGCGCGTATGTAGAAATGCTGAAGCAGGGCCTCACCGCGTTGGCGCAACATTTTGGCTATGAAAACCACGGAAATCTTCGCAAACGCGCTTGACAGGGTATTGCCCGGAACCTGAGTTCGCTATAGGTTAACTATAGTCGAGAATTGCGTCGGGACCTACCCGTCGCCACAAGTTTGGAATGATTGCCTAGAAGGTCGCGATGACCGAGCGGGAAGTCCAATAGACCGGAGCTTACCGGTAGTGACCGCCGTAGCATGACCGTTGGAACTGGCCATCATTCCAAAGCCTTTCATGTCGGAGTAGAGCAGCCCGGTAGCTCGTTTGGCTCATAACCAAAAGGCCGCAGGTTCGAATCCTGCCTCCGCAACCAAACACTGCATGCGTCCGAACTCCTGGGTTCCACCAGAGCCGCAGGCCTACGGGTCGGCTAGGGCGCATGCAGGACCAAATCGGGAAGCGGCCCGCAAGGGTGCGAAACAGCAGCGCGGGATAGTTACCAGGGATAGCAAGAAGGACGGATTCCCTTGCTTGTTCGGAGGGTGCTCCTCGGAAGGCCCGCAGCTTCCTGACCATATCGGGGCTTGGAATACGCCGGTTCGATCCCGGCACGCTGCCTGCGGGTGGCGTTAGCTTATGGTGGCCAAGAGCGCCAAGCAGCAGCGAGGCCAGCCTTCACGGCGTTTCTAGAGCGTCATGGTGGGCAACTCGTCCCCGTACCCACCCAGCCCGTCGTCAGGATGACTCCTGCCGGCGGGCTTCTCACATTCAGACATAGGTGATTGATGGAAGCGTTGATGATGATGGCGCTGATGCTTGTCGGCGTTCACTGGATCCTCGATTACCCTCTGCAGGGCGATTTCCTTGCCAATGCAAAATTCAACGGGCCGCTGCGCTTCTATCACCTCGTTGCCCACGCTGGCATCCAAGGCACCGGTGTTGCAGCTGTTCTCTTCATCTTCATCGGCCCGCAAGCTGTCTGGTTCGGCCTTGCCGAATGGCTGGCCCACACCGTCATCGATGAGCTGAAGGTGAGGGGCAAGACGACATTCGCGGTCGATCAGGCTCTGCATGTCATCTGCAAGCTGGTCTGGCTCGTCATCATCTTCGCCGCCTAACCCCCGCCTAGCCCGAGGCAGATCATCTCCCGCGGCGGTAGGCCAAGGCGTTGTCAACTTGCTGGATGACATAGTCCTCGACCTCCACAACGTAATAGTAGACATGCCCGGCGCTCGACGGAACGCTGACATGAACGACTGCCCCAGTCCCCTCAGTGCGCACCATGAAAACGTGCTCGGCGCTGATGTTGAGGACGGTTTTATTGTTTCGTTCCGTGACCCTAATGAATGCCATTCGCTTCTCCTTCCATAGTTGAGGAGCCGATCATCCTACACGTCATCGATTCGGTCACGCCAGTTTCACCAGCAGGCGAGATTCCCACAGATCTCCACAGGAGGAAGACGATGGAAAGACCGTTGCCACCTGTGGATATGATCGAAGACACATCGATCCGGTTCGAGCCAGCGTTCGGTCTGATCGAGTGGGCAAGGGCATCATTCATCGACGAGGGCGCCGATCTTCTGAACGAGGATCACGCACACCTTCGCTTCGCCTCGATCGGCGCGCTGTGGACCAATGTCCCCAACGGGAGACATGGACGGCGAGTGGTCGGTCAATGCGAGATGGGGTTGCCGCCTGCAGGCAAGTGGTCTCGCTCTCGTGTCGAGATGCAGCTTCAACAGTGGTTCGGAGAAGTCCCGCATTTCCTCCTGACCTTCGATGCCCAGTACGCCACCAAATGCTCTGACGCTGAGTTCTGCGCGCTGGTCGAGCATGAGCTTTACCACGCCGGGCAAGAACAGGGGCCATATGGTCCGAAGTTCAGGAAGGACGGAAGCCCGGCATTCGCAATGCGTGGACATGACGTCGAAGAGTTCGTCGGTGTGGTCCGCAGATATGGGGCAGACGCGGCCAATGTCCGCGCCCTCGTTGAGGCAGCAAACAAACCGCCAGAAGTATCAAGAGCCAGCATCGGCCATGTATGTGGGACATGTCAGTTGCGCGTTGCCTGATCCTGATGGGGTACTGAGGATCTAATGGCCGCAAAAAAAATGACCGACGAGCAGCAAGCCTTTGTGGTGCAGGCTCTCGCATGCTTCGATAGCCCTAAGACGGCGGCGGATGCGCTCAAGAAGGAATTCGGGACAGAGATCACGCCGCAGACTGCGGAGTCCTATGATCCTACCAAGCGGGCCGGGCGTAAGCTTTCCGCGAAGTGGCGCGAGCTGTTCCATGCCACCCGCAAGGCCTTCATTGAGGATACTGCGTCCATCGGTTGGTCGCACCGATCGGCCCGCCTTCGCTTGATCCAGCGTGTCGGGGAGAGGGCTGAAGGAATGGGGAACCTTGTGCTGGCGCTCCAAGCTGCTGAACAGGCAGCGAAGGAGATGGGCGAGGCCTTCACCAACCGCCAGAAGGTTGATCATACGTCCAGCGACGGCAGCATGAGCCAGAAGCCAACCACCATCGTGTTCAGATCGCCGGAAGTCGATGGAAGTAACGATTGATGAAATCCCGAAGATCACGCGCAACTTTGCCAGACCGGCAAGGACGCGGGTCTTCAAGGGAGGGCGTGGCTCGGGAAAGACGAGGGGCCTTGCACTTCGATCTGCGCTGCGCGTCTACCAGCTGGCGGAGATGGGCGTCGAAGGTGTCTTCCTTGCGAGCCGCGAACATCTCAACTCCCTGGACGAAAGTTCCATGGAGGAAATCAAAGCGTCGATCCGGTCGCAGCCGTGGCTAGCTGACTACTTCGACATTGGTGAGAAATACATCAGGACGCAGAACCGGCGCATCAGCTACGCGTTCGCAGGCCTGAGGCATAACCTCGATAGCATCAAGTCCAAGGCCCGCATCATCGGCAACTGGACCGACGAGGCGGAGAGCGTTTCGGAGATCGCCTGGCGCAAGCTGATCCCGACGCTTCGAGACGAGGGCCCCGGCTGGTATGTCGAGAACTGGGTAAGCTACAACCCGGAAAGCCCGGATAGCGCCACACATAAGCGGTTCATCGAACAGAAGGCCGACGACTGCATCATATCGGATGTGAACTGGTCGGATAATCCGTGGTTCCCCGGCGTTCTTGAGCAGCAACGGCAGCAGGACAGGCGTCTTCGACCTGAGACATATGAACATGTCTGGGAAGGAGCGTTCCTCACCCTCACCGAGGCGCAGATTCTTTCCGGCAAGTATGTCGTCGAGGAGTTCGAGCCGCAACCGCATTGGGACGGGCCATATCAGGGCGGCGACTTTGGTTTCAGCCAGGATCCGACAGCCGCGGTGCGGTGCTGGATCGGAGATGGTCGGCTCTGGATCGAATACGAGGCCGGCAAGACCGCGCTGGAGCTCGACGACTACGCTACCTTCATCGGTGGCCGCATACCGGACTTTGCGCGCTACACAACGCGGTGGGACAGCGCGAGACCAGAGGGCATCAGCCACATTCGCCGGCATGGCCTGCCGAAATCGGAATCGGTGGAGAAATGGAAGGGCAGTGTCGAAGACGGCATCGCCTTCATGCGCAACTTCGAGAAGATCGTCGTCCATCCTCGATGCGAGAAGACAGCCCGCGAATGCCGGCTCTATTCGTACAAGGTGGACAGGTTGAGCGGTGACGTTCTACCGACGATCGTCGATGCGAACAACCACTACATGGACGCAATCCGGTACGCCCTCGGGCCGATGGTGAGGCGCGGGTTCAACTATGGCATGCTTGGGGTCGTTTGATGTTTCTCTTTGACCGGCTTCAGAACTTCATCACTGGCCTTGGAACGTCCCAAGATAAGAACGTAGGCAACGTCTATACCTTCGCGCCGCTCGACCCTGCACAGATTGTCGCCATGCACCGCAGTAAGTGGATGGCACGCAAGGTCGTCGACATCATCCCCGATGATATGACCCGCGAGTGGCGCGAGTGGAAAGCGGATGAAGCTGTCGTTGAAGCGATCGAGAAAGTCGAGCGCGCTCCGCAAATCAACATCCAGGCCAAGGTCAACGAGGCGATGCAACTTGCCCGCCTTCGCGGCGGTGCCGTCCTGATCCTTGGGGTAAATAGTGGGCAAGCGCAGGATGAGCTTGTAGTTGAACGGGTCGGCAAAGACGACTTGAAGTACGTGCATGTTCTTGGCCGGGACCAAGTTAGTTGGACTGAAGTCAACAAGGACATCACATCGCCATACTATGGAGAGCCAGCCATGTGGCAGGTCTCTGGTATGGATGGCCGGCAAGTGAACATTCACCCGTCTCGCGTCATCCGGTTCATTGGCGCTCCGATACTTGATAAGACGATGGCGGAGGATGAAATCTGGGGCGATAGTGTCCTGCAGGTCGTCTATGACGCGCTCAACAATGCGATGTCGTCCCAACAGTATACCGTAGCTTTGATGCCTGAGGCGAAAACTGACGTAATCTATGTCCCGAACCTCTCGGAATATTTGAAGAACGAAAAGACCACGGAGCAACTGAAACGCCGCTTTTCCGAAGCCAATATCATGAAGAGCATGTTCAACATGCTGCTTTTGGAAGGAAACGGCGGGGATGGTGAGAACGCCAAGGGCGAGAAGTGGGAGCAGAAGACCATCAATTTTGGTCAGTTCCCAGAGCTTCTTCTCCAATTCCTTAAGGTTGTTTGCGGTGCCTCTGATATCCCGCTGCTCCGCTACCTTCAGGATGCGCCGTCAGGCTTGGGCTCTAACGGAGATGTTACGCTCAAGAATTACTACGACGGCATTGGCGCTGGCCAGCGGAACAAGGTCTCCCCGGCTCTCTGGCGCTTTGACGAATGCGCGATACGGTCGGCAACTGGCAGTCGCGACCCGGCCATCTATTACGAGTGGTCGCCGCTCTACAGCCAGACCGAGAAGGAAAGGGCGGAGGTCTTCAAGCTCTATGCAGATGGCGCCCGCCAGCTTGTCGGATCGGGAACAGGTCAAGAGATCATCGCTCGCGAAGCAGTGTCCAAGGCGCTCATCTCGCGCATCGAAGAAGACGGCAACCTGCCGGGCCTCGCTGCCGCTGTGGATGAATTCGGAGAGATCGGAGAGCAAGAGCCATCCGACGATGAGCTTGCCGCCGCAGCAGCCGCACAGGCAGCGAACACCAACAACGTGACCCGCATGCAGCGGGCAGCGAACGATGCAGCGCCGCGGACGCTCTATGTGCGGCGGGACGTGATCAACCGCGCCGAGATCGTCCGGTGGGCGACAGAGCAGGGGTTCACGGACATTGTTCCGGATCTCCATGTCACGATCGCCTATTCCAAGCAGCCGGTTGACTGGTTCAGCGTCGGGACGAGTTGGGCAGATCGCCTTGAGATCGGCTCTGGCGGCCCTCGCATGGTCGAGGCGCTCGGTCAGAACGGCGAATACAAGGTTCTGCTTATCACCGCACCCGAACTTGTCTGGCGTCACCGCGAGATCATCGAGAACGGCGCCTCGTGGGATCATGAGGAATACCAGCCGCACATCTCCATCCAGATTGGCGGCGATGTCGATCTCTCCAAGGTCGTGCCCTACGCGGGCAAGATCATTCTCGGTCCTGAGATCTTCGAAGAGTTGCGGGAAGACTGATGCTCGTCAAGACAGTCACCACAGTCGTTGCGACGAACAGCATCGGCCAGCCCGTTGATGCCATACCGGTTCGTCAGGCCGTAGCAGGCGAGACCGATATCGTCGGGCGTCCGGTCGATGTGATCACGGTAGAGGAGAGCGAGTTCGGGGTTCCGGTCAGGTACGTGACGGGCAAGGCAGCGCAGAACAGTGCGGGACAGTGGGTGGATACCATCGCAGTACAGGGCGGTGGGGTGCCGTGGGACGGAACGTATTTTTCAGCCAGCAACGGCGTCAACCTCGGATGGCTTGGATTTGAGGAATGGGCTCCGTGGTCCAACCCTAATCTATGGACATCCAAACAGACTGCGGCGGCATGGTCCAAGATTGCGGATCAGACGACATTCGACCACATCCGTGTTGCTATTGATCCTACAGCCTTGCTGACAGCCGACGGCAACACACCCCTTACGACGCTATACCTCGGCATGGTCAAGGGCGCGATCGAGGATGTTCTCACACATGGTTTGAAGTGTATCGTCGATATGCATGTTCCAGCGAACCTTGCTTACCCTGAACAGGATTTGACGGCGGGGTATGCCAGCGGCAACGCTCTCAAAGGTAGGGTTCAGCGCGTATGGGCGCGCGTTCTTAACCTTTTGAACGGGTACGATGCAGACCAAGTTGCGTTCGAACTATGGAACGAGACGCCGAAATCTCTCAAGGCGAATTACGACGCCATGTTGCCCGATCTCGTCAAATATTTGAGGTCTACATGTGGTGGTAAAATCACCCTGTTACTCTGTCCGTGGCAGGGTGAATACCAAACTAGCCCTGACTTCACCCCTGAGAAGTTCGGAGAGAACACCGGGTTCGTTTATCACATGTACTGGCCGGGTGTGTTTACTCATCAAGGTCTCAATGGTACGGCATATTGGAGCTACGTCAACAGCCTCCCGTTCCCGGTCACGGAGGACCTGAGCAGCACTTTCATTGCTGATGCGACGGCGCGTATCAACGCCGACAGCCGCCTTTCGTCTGCCGAGAAGACAGACCGGATCAACCACATCACCACCGATCTGACGTGGTATTTTGGAGAAACAAGCCCCGGTTCCGGGGAGTTCAATTTCGGCTATGTCGGAGACTGGGACGGGTCGAAAACCGTCACCAACGCCAACTATCAGTTCGCAGCAATCTTTGGCTCAAGAAACCCTGGCAGCCCCGGTGGCGGTTCGGTGGAGAAGTGGCGGCACGACCATGGATTGCCCGGTTCCCGCATATTTATCACCGAGTTTGGTGTCCGAAACAATTACGATCTGCCGGGGGCGAAGCTGGAAGATAGAGCCGAATGGTTCAGGACCGTCAGCGATTACATGGATGTGCAGGGTTTGAGCCGGACGATCTGGGATGGTGGTGACGGATACTTCTCCATCCGAGAAGATAATGGCGGCGGTCCGGTTGGGTCGATCACAACCGAGACGAACTTCGAATGGGATATTCTCAACGCAATTGGCGCTCTCAACCCTGCCTATGTTAAACCTTGGTCACCGGCCGACCTTGGCAGCAAATTGATCTACATGGGTAGCGATGCCTCTGCCATTGCTGCGCTATCGGCATCCGGTTCTCGGGGCGGCGTGTATGTACGCGCCACGCCGAGCGGTACCGGGAACCGCTCACTTATAAAGTCAACAGGTCAGGCGCTCCAATTCCGTATCAGTAGCAATTGCCTCATGGTCATGCGGCAGGGCAGCCAGATGTGGGCGCAGAGCCAAGGCGCTGGGGGGACTGTCGCCAACGACATAACGCAAGTAATGGGCGTAAGGTGGACCTTGGTTGGGGATAGTCAATTTGTGCTAGGCCGTCGCCTTACAATAGGTTCCGAAAGCTTCGATGGTGGATCGAAAACCGCAATGGAAGCTGGAAAAACCATGATCAAGGGTAGCGTCACGACTGGCGGTGAAACTTTCAACGGCACTTTCGACACTGACTTCATCATCACCGATGGCACAGAAACTAACGCCGAGATTGACCTGATTATTGCTTATCTCGCCGCTACCTAACCCATCGCCCTGACATCAACTGACCGCCACACAGGCCGCCTCCGGGCGGCTTTTTCTATGAGGCAATGACCATGCAATTTACCGACGCTGTAACGGTGTCCGGCACACGTCGGACGACCGACGGATACCTTGTTGCCGAAGCCAAGTCGGTGCGCACGGGCATCCAGCTTTATTCCGGCAAGGAAGTCGGCAAGCCTGATTTGGACGTGGTGCGCGTCTATCGCCCTGCCGATCAGGTCTTCTCGCAGGACAGCCTGCAGAGCTTCAGTCACGCACCAGTGACGATGGATCACCCGGCAGAATCCGTCACTGCTGAGAACTGGAAGCGCCTGTCGGTCGGCGAAGTCAGCACCGCGGCGAAGAAGGATGGCGAATGGGTCCACCTGCCGCTCATCCTCAAGGACGCTGCAGCGATCACGGCAGTCGACAGCGGCAAACGCGAACTCTCCGCCGGCTACACCTGCGAACTGGTGTGGGGCGACGGCGTCACCGAAGACGGTCAGGCGTTCAATGCCACCCAGACGAACATCAAAATTAACCACCTGGCTATCGTAGATCGCGCCAGGGCTGGTTCCAGCGCTCGGATCGGCGATGCCGCCTCCGAACAGTGGGGCGTTGCCCCGATCAATGATCATCAACCTCAGAAGGAAAAGATCATGACCCTGAAGACGGTTACCGTCGACGGCATCCCGGTTGAAGTGACCGACCAGGGCGCCACCGTCATCGCCACGCTGCAGAAGCGGCTGGAAGATGCCCACTCCAAGATGAGCACGGCCGATGCAGCTCATGTCTCGGCTCTCGCGGCGAAGGACGCGGATCTCGCGAAGAAGGACGCCGAAATCGACAGCCTGAAGGCCAAGGTGCTTTCCGACGCCGATCTCGACAAGCGCGTCCAGGAACGTGCCGATCTCGTCTCGATCGCGACCTCGATCGCCAAGGATGTTCAGACTGCCGGCCTGTCCGATGCTGCGATCCGCAAAGCTGTCGTCGTTGCCAAGTTCGGTGACGCAGCCATTGCCGGCAAGGCAGACGCCTACATCGACGCCCGTTTCGACCTTCTGGTGGAAGACGCCAAGAAGGAAGCTGGCGCTGACCCATTCGCTGGCGTGCTGAAGGACGGTCTCAAGCCCGCCCCGAATGCCCGCTCTGAAGCCGACAAGGCACGCCAGGATCGCGATCAGTCGCTTCGCGATGGCTGGAAGCACACCGAAAACGCGGCGTAACAAGGAGAACGGCAATGCCCGCTTATCAGGATACCTACACTGCCGTTCGCGCGGTCGGCTATGCCGGCATGATCGCCAACGGTGAAACCAGCAACCGCATCTCTCGCACGGTCGAAGATGCCACGGCGATCGGCTTCGGTAAGCCGGTATTCCGCGGCACTGGTGACCATGGCGTGACTGCAACTCCGGCAGCCGCAACGCTTCTGGGCATCACCATCGCCAACTACGCCGCACCAGCAGTTGCTGCCACCGGCGTACAGGTGGATTCGTACCCGCAGTATTCCACCGCCGGCATCCTCACCCAGGGTGTCGTCTGGGTGCAGTCGAGCGTAGCCGTCGCCGATGGTGATCAGGCTTACGTCACCTCGGCTGGCGCCATCACCAACGTGTCCACCTCGAATACCATCCTCACCGGCTGGTTCTTCCAGGACACGCTCAGCGCTGCCGGTCTGACCCGGCTGGCGAAGCGCTAAGGAGGCGCCAACATGCAGAAGATCGATTTTCACGACGCACAGGCCGCTCTCGGCTTCGTCACCCCGGCGTTCTACAACATCGAACGCACGGTCTATAAGCGGAAGTATCCGTCCTTCGACTACGCCTCCCTGATCCCTGTGATCACCGAAGGCAGCGAATGGGCACGCGGTACGCTGTTCCGCTCCTCGGACGCGGTCGGCAAGGCAGAGTTCCTGAGCGGCAAGGGCTTCGACATGCCCTACGCCGACGTGACCCGCGATCAGTTCCTCAAGGGCTTCGAACTGGCCGGTATCGGCTACGAGTGGTCCATGGAAGAACTGCAGGTCGCGGCTCTGGAAGGTCGCCAGCTCGGCCCGGAGAAGGGCGAAGCAGCCCGCGCCATTGCCGAACAGTTCCTCTGGACCACCGGCATGGTCGGCCAGGCGGAAAAGGGCTGGACGGGCCTCGTCAACGATCCGACTGTCCCGGCAACCACTGCCGCTGCAACCGGTACCGGTTCGACCACGACCTGGTCGACCAAGACCCCCGAGCAGATCCTCGTCGACATCAACTCGGCGATCGAAGGCATCGTGACCTCCACTCAGGAAGTCGAGATGGCCGATACCATCCTGCTCCCGTTCTCTCGCTTCAACGCTATCGCAACACGTCCGATCGGAAACGCTGCCGACAAGACGATTGCGACCTTCCTGCGCGAGAACAACACCTATACGGCTGAAACCGGCCGCCCGCTGACTATCCGCACCCTGCGTGCGCTCAACACGGCTGGCGCTGGCGGTACCGCTCGTATGGTGGCCTACCGTCGCGACCCAGAAGTCGTGCGCTTCCACCTGCCGATGCCTCACCGGTTCCTGCCTCCGTTCCAGAAGTCTTCCATGACCTGGGAAGTGGCCGGCATCCTGCGCACCGGCGGCACGGAAATCCGCCTGCCGAAGGCCATCAGCTACATCGACGGCGTGTAAGGAGAGACCGACATGACCAAAGTCACCAACGTCTCTCCCGGCCCGCGTGGCCTCCACACCTCCACCGGCCTCGTCTTCGTCGACCCATGGCAGACATGGGAAGGCGAGATCGACGACAAGGCGCTGAAATCCGCTGTCGACACTGGCTGGTTTGCCAAAGGCGAGAAGAAGGCACCGGGCGAAGAAGGCGACAGCGAGGAGGTTCTTGGCCTCAAGCTCGCTCTTGCCGAGCGTGATCAGCAGATCGCTGAACTGCGCACCAAGCTGGAAGCTGCCGAGAAGGCCGTCTCCGAAGGTGCAGGCAGCCAGACGGCAGTGATCAAGGCTGAGCACCATGGCGGCGGAAAGTTCAACGTCACGCAGGGTGAAAGCGTCCTGCTGTCGGGGCTGTCCAAAGTCGATGCAGACGCCTTCAATGCGATGAGCGACGAAGATAAGGCCGCCTATATAGAGGCCTCCAAGAAGTAACCACTGACCCCGGCGGGCGACTGCCGGGAATCTCTTCCTCCCAGGAGAATGAACATGGCCGGTTATGGCGATAACGTGAAGGCTCAGGCCTACTGGCTAGCCGCCGGCTATGTCGTTCCCGAGGGCAAAAGCGATCCAGACATCACTGCAGCTCGCCAGCGGGGTTCGATGTTCGTTGATCGATACGAATTCAAGTTCCCCGGGTCTCGCACCGGCGGTTTCGCTCAAGAAAGGGCGTGGCCGCGCACTGCCGCTGAGACCTATTACGGCGAGGCAATCCCATCTGATGCCATCCCGGTCGCGATCGAGAACGCTAGCTATGAGGCAGCATTCCTCGAACTGACAAATCCGGGCAGCCTTTCCCCGGTGGTGACCGGCTCCGCGACCGTCAAGCGCGAGAAGGTCGGCAGTCTCGAGGTCGAATATTCGACAAGCTCGTCCACCAGCGTCGAGGACATCGTTGCTCTCGCCACTCCGGTGGTTACCTCGATCGAGTGGCTGCTCTGGATGTTCTTCCGTCCGTGCCTGCCGGGAATTCTGGTGGTCTGATGGCAAACCCGCTCTATGCCCGCCTGCAGCAGACTGCAAACCGCCTGATCACCTCGTATGGCCAAGCAGGCACGGTCACGCGCGAGACGCCACCCGACCCAAACGAGGGCGGCGATCCGGTACCGACGCCATATCCGGCCAAACTGGTGCCGATGACCTATCAGGCCCGCGAGATCGACGGCACGGTGATTCTGGTCGGTGACGTGCAGCTTTATATCTCCGCCGTGGGCCTGGCGATCACGCCTATCCCCGGCGACTACGCCAGCGTCAACGGCAAGACCTACCGCATCATCAATTCTGATCCCAACCTGTATGACGGGGCAACGCCTGTCGTGCACATTTGCCAAGCGAGGATTGCATAATGGCACACGCTCTGCTCTCGAAAGACTACGCTGGCCAGAAGGCTGGTACCCTGCTCAAGAACATCACCGACCGCGAGGTGAAGACCATCGAGCGGCTGGGCCTCGGCTCTGAGGTCAAGGATGAACCCGCCAAGGCTGATGCCAAGGGCAAGGGTGAGAAGGTGGCGGAATGAACCGGCGCCGCTTTCTCAGCGCTCTGGCACTCGCGCCGGTCGCGGCAGTCGTCGCACCGGCGGCAAAGCCTGCATTTGCTACCGGTGGGTTCATCAAGCCACAGTATGGCTACCTCGTTGGTGCGACGGCCGGCGAATCCATCATGCCTCTGTCCTACATGAGCGCCAATCCGGCCCGCATGATGCAGTCTGTTTTCAACGATGCATTCGGCGCGACCGACCAGAGTGACCAGACCTTCGATGAAATGGCGGCTTACTGCGATGAGATCGTCGAGGCTGTTGACGCCTAATGGCCACCCTCCACCAGCAGCTTGAGGCGCTGATCGATAAGCTGTCTCCTGAGATGGAGCGGTTGTTCAACGAGGCAATCGCCCGCATCAAGAACGAAACTGTCGTGGCGCGGGTTATAGAGGCGCTGGAGCGGCGCGACGTAGACGGGGCTATCGAAGCCCTTCATATCGAAAGTGAAGCGTTTGCGCCTCTCAAGGAAGCGCTACGACAGGCATTTAATCAGGGCGGCATCCTGACCGTCGGCGATATGCCCAGGCTGTTCGACCCGGCCGGCGCTCGCATTCTGTTGAGATGGGATGCATCGAACCAGCGTGCCGAGGCAAACATCAGCACATCCGGCGCCCAAATGGTGACGGGAATTGTCGAGACTACAAAGGAAGCCGTGCGGCAGACTATCCTAGCTGGTTATGAGCAGGGCAAGGGTCCGGCGGCGATCGGCGTCGATATCGTTGGACGCATCAGCCGCGTGACCAAGCTACGCACGGGTGGGATGCTTGGCGCTACCCACGATCAGATCGGGTACGTCGAGAACGCAAGGGCAATACTTTCGGACCCGGCCAGACTGCGTGAGTTCCTGATCAAGGATAGCGAGACAGGAGAGTGGAAGCTCCGATATTCCGCAGCCGGCAAGCCATCCATCCGCACTGTCTTGAAGGCGATCCGCGAAGGGAAAGGTCTGACGCCAGATCAGGTGAAGAAGATCACCGATGACATGACGAACCGCTACGTAAAGAAGCGGGGAGAAACCATTGGCCGGACTGAAACTCTGATGGCCGTTACCGCTGCCAAGCATGAAGCTTATCTGCAGGCGCTTAATAAGGCCGGTCGAGACGAAAGCCTTGTGACCCGCCGCTGGCGCGCAGTTGGCGACCGGAAGACACGGCACTCGCATATGATCCTGAACGGGCAGACGGTACAGGGCATGGACACTCCATTTCAGGCGTCGAACGGTGATATGATGCGCTTTCCCGGGGATCGCTCTCTCGGGGCCGGGGCTTCATCCGTCGTCAATTGCCGTTGTGATTGCGCCTACTCGTTCGACTTCGCAGAGGCCTATGCCCGGAGCAGGGGTCGATAATGGCTGGGTTCGCCGCGACGATATCGGAATGGGGGCAGAGCGAGCTCGATCGAATGCTCGCTATCTTCCAGACTTCAGCGGAGATGATCTTCAACGACATGACCGAACCGGGCGGCAGGGTGCCCCGCGTCACAGGAAATCTTGCCCGATCCGCCATCGCGTCGGACGATGCAATGCCCACCATCAAGGATGGGCAGGAGGAGTTCCCCGATCGGTCGGCGGAAAGCATCGGCGTCATCCATGGCACTGCGCTTGGGGCAACGATCTACATCGGCTTCCAGGCAGCCTATTCCGCCAGAGTTAACTATGGCTTCGTCGGGACGGATAGCCTCGGTCGAATGTACAACCAGACCGGAAGGGCATTCATTGAGGCGGCCCAGCAGGATTGGCCGCAGACAGTGGCTAGGGCAGAGGCTACGGTTCGCGGTCGGTTTGAACGAGGCTAGGGCCTTCGGAAATCGATAGCAGGGCAGTCTGCATGATCGCGAGATCGCGGATAGCCATCGAGAGCACGTCTTGAGCGTGTTTCGTCATCACTACCTTGTTGACCAGCAGAAGCTGCGCCTCGTGAAGGAGGTCGTAGACGTCTCTGTCTGTCAGCGGTTTGTCGGCCATAGGAGAGGCATACAGCATGGCCGATACGGTTGAGAAGAGCATCTATCTCGCTTTGTTGGAAAGGGCGCAGTCTTTCGAACGGCCAAACGGCGTCGACCTCGCGGAGCCTGGCTATCCGTACAGCCCGACCGCCAAGAGCAAGTTCATCAGTGTCGAGATCCATTTCAACCGCTCAATCGAGACGGACCTCTCCTTGCAGATGGACCCGATCAGGCAGGGCTTCATGCGGACCAACGTCATGTGGCCGAAGGGATCGGCGGTCGTTGATGCCTACAATCTTGCCGGTGCGGTTCGCGAGCATCTGCGGCGCGGAACGAAACTGCTCAAGAACAGCATGCAAGTCCGTATCGACGAAGACCCAGAGATTGGTGTCCTGATCACCGGTGACACACACCACAACATTCCGATCACCACGCGGTGGCTCTGCTACCCGCAAGTTCCGGCCTGATTGGCCTGCCGTTCTGCGCCTTCGGCAAGCGCTCAATCAGACATGAAGGGAAAGCCCGATGGCTCAATTATACCCTGTGGCAGGTGCCCGCTTCTTTATGGGCCCGGCCGTTACCGTCGTGCCGGATGATCCGGACGTTAATGCTGCGCTCTTCGCCTCCACCGCATGGACGGAAGTCAAGGGCTGGCAGACGATGGGCTCTGTCGGTGACAGCGCAACGCTGATCTCCGAAGACATCATCAACTCTGGCCGTACCCTGAAGGCAAAGGGCACGAAGAATGCCGGATCGATGCAGAACAACTTCATCGTCCAGCCTTACGACGAAGGCCAGGAGATGCTGATTGCCGCGGCAAACTCTTCCGCAAACTATCAGTTCCGCATCCTTTTTGATGACGCCCCGCCGGCCGCAGCCTCGGTCGTTACCATTACGGTCGCTTCTCCCGGCGTCATCTCGTGGGCCAGCCATGGCCGGCAGAATGGAGACCCGATCAAGTTCTCGACCACTGGCGCTCTGCCAACCGGTCTTGTTGCTGACACGACCTATTACGTCGTCAGCGCGGCTGCCGGCACATTCAGTGTCGCGGCAACTCCCGGCGGCGCTGCGATCGCCACCACGGGCACGCAGTCCGGCGTTCACACGGCAACCGCCGTCACGGCTCCGACCACCAAATACTTCTACGGCATCGTCATGTCGTCGCAGGAACAGGGCGGCGGCGCGAACACCGCTCGCCTCATCTCCGGAACGGTCGAGATCAACTCGCCCGTTATCACCGTTGCTCCGGTCGGGGGTGCTTGATGAGCGAGAACGTTCTCGACCTGTCCTATCTGTCTGACTTTGTTAAGCGTCAGACAGAAGGTGCCGAGCGAAAGATCGTCCTGCCGAATGGCAAGGATATGGGGCTTACGCTGAAAATCGTTGGCCCAGATAGTGACCGCGCCGAGCGCGCGGTCTCCGAGGTCCAAAAGGAACTGGCCGCGAAGGCAGCAGTTTCGAGCGACCTTTCCGAATCCTCGATGTCGGCTGAACGGGAGCGGCGTTTTGCCTACGCGGCGAAGTGCTGCGTCTCGATGACGCCAGAAACTCTGAAGTTTGAGGGCGAAGAGTTTCGAGCCAATGAGGATGACTTGCGGCGTCTGTTCGCAAAGCTCCACTTCATCGGCGATCAGGCTTATGAACAGGCGGTATCTCGCGCGGGTTTTATCACCGGCTGATCGAACGGCTCTGCCAGTGCGTTAGAGATCAGCACGAAAAGAAAACCTTCACCATTCCCGCAGCCGGTGAGCACGTTTGGAACTGGTTCAGACAGCTGGACCGGGCCAGACCTGGCACCGGCTTCGGCATCAACCCGATCTCATGGCATGAGGTCGATGCATGGGCACGGCTTAGAAAGGTCGTGCCCGCTCAGTGGGAAATAGATGCCATCATGGCAATTGATGCAGTCCGAATGGAGATTTTCTACAAGGAGAAGACGGCCGAGGACAAAAAGGACGAGGTGTCTACAAGGCCACTTACGACCAGATTGTTTGACGCCTTGTTCCCTGGCAAGAAGTAAGGGATCACCGGCACTGTTCTGCATCCTGTAGATAGAGAACCCCCGAGTAGACGATAAAAGGCTGGAAGCCAGTATAGGCGCCGAGCCGGTTCTTGAGGTTCACCTCTCCGCAAATGTCCTTAGGGTCATTGTTCGACGGCCGTAACCCCTTCAACTGCGCGCCGTAAGGGTCGCTTGTCGCTGACGAAAGAAAGTCGGCGATCTGAGCCGCTATAGGCTCTTTGAACGCCTTGTCCGAACCATCCATCACTTGCTGCGCAGCGGCTAAGGTCGGCGCGGACATTAGCATCAAGCCAGTTGCCCATAATTTCATGACGTCCCTCCTTCGGGTGCTGGACGATAGTGCACTATCCGTCGAGAGGTAAAGCCTTGACCACAGCCACTCTGGGTTTTGCGATCGATAGTTCCCCAGCTGGAAGAGCTGCAACGGAACTCGACGCGCTTGTGACTGCCGCAACACGCACCGAAAGTGCGGTCGATCGGATGGGCGCCACGGCTTCCCGCGCGATCACACGTATCAGCGGCGCGGGGATGCAGGTCAATCAGACCCTCGGGCAGGTTGCTACCCAAACCGAAAACCTTGCCCAGCGCATCGACCGGGCCTTGAACGTCCGCAACTCGTTTGGCGATAGAAAGGCCGACATTGCTGCATATGGAATGGAGCTTGACCGTCTTCGCGGCAAGTTCAACCCGGTCTTCAACGTCCTGCAAAACTACAAGACTGCGCTTGGTGAGATCCGTCAGGCTCAACGACTGGGTGCCATTTCCGCCGATGAGATGGCGGCAGCGATCGGTCGAGAGCGTCAGGCAGCTCTTTCGAGTATTGCTGCCCTAAAGCAGCGTCAGCAGGCAGGCGGCGGCAATGGTGGGGCGGGACAGAACTTCGCGGCAACGAACGCGATGTTCCAGTTCCAAGATGTCGCCGTAACGGCTGCGATGGGGATGAACCCGCTTTCTATCGGCTTGCAGCAAGGTTCCCAGATCGGCGGCGCCTATGCGGGTATGTCGCTCAAGCAGGCTGCGGCCACGACGGCAACAGCTGTGGCAGGACTGGTGAGCCCTGTATCTATCGCTGCTGTTGGCTTCACCGCTTTGGCCGCGGCTGCGCTGCAATACGGTTCGTCTCTAGTCGGCAGCCTGAGCACGACTTCGACTGCACTGGAAAAGCACGAGGAAATCCTCAAGAGGATCAAGGCGACCTTCGACGATGCCGCCGAGTCCGGCACCGAATATGGTCGCCGTACTCAGGCCGCTATCAATTTCGAGGCGAACCAAGACAGGACTGCGCTCAACAAGGCGCTTAAGGACAGTCTGAATTCGTTCCTCGGCAACGCTGGCGCATCGGTCAACGCATCTCAATTCGACTTTGAGGGGTTCGGCGCTTTCTCGATCGGCAGCGATAATTCCACTGCTCGTTTCGGCAAATTCACGGATTCCGTAAAACTGCTTGTGGACCAGATACACGCTGGCAACCCGGATGTTCTGGAATTCAACCGTAGTGTCCAGGAGATAGCCAACACCGACCCCTCTGATAAGCAGCTTCAGAAGATCGCAAAGACGCTTCTTGACTACACGAAGGAAGCAACAGAAGCCGCGAAAGCCACGGAAGAGCTCAATCGCCAGCAGCGCGAGATGACACTGATGATGTCGCGCACGACTGCCGCCAACGCATCTCGCGACTATCAGGCTTCGAACGTCGACCAACGGTTTTACAGCCGACGCCGGTTTGACGCCGCCATTGCGGGTATCGGTGCCAGGTCTCCACGGGAGATAGCTGATGCAGAACGCCGCCGGCTTGAAGCCGAGCCTTTGGACCTCAAGCGCGAGGATCAGGAGACGCGGCAGCAGAGAATTAATCAGGAGGTTGAGCTTTCCTACCGTCGCGCTAACCAATCCATTCTTGATGCTCAACGTGAGCGGTCTCGCAGCCTCGATCGGCTTCTTGCCGACCAGCAGTCCGAGATTGACCTTGTGGGCAAAACAGGTGGTGCCGCTGCAGCGCTTCGGAAAGAGTACGAGCTTACGAGCCAACTCCGCATGGAGGCAGCGCGTCAGGGTATTGAGGTTGACCAGAAGGAGCTTGACCTCATTCACGAGCGGGCGAAGGCTCTCGGTCAGCTCACGGATCAATACAACCAGGCCCGCTTCAATTTCGACATGGGTCAACAGATAGGGGACGCTCGCCTATCCCCTCGCAACCGCCAGATCGCTACTACTCTGCGTCAGTACGGGCTTCCTGAAGACCTGAACGGCGCGAACGGTCGACGCATCGGTCAGATGTATGACTGGCAAGAAGCCAAGGACATGGCGAAGGGGTTCGGGTCGGCATTCAGCAGCGAACTTGTCTCTGGCAGCCATCACATCGGCAAGGCATTCCTCAAGGGCTTCGAATCGTCGCTCGAAAACCAGGCGAACAAGCTATGGGAGAAGTTCTTCGACGGTATAGGCAACATGTTTGCCGACTGGCTGACTGGAAGGCCGGGATCTGGATCGGGTGGCGCGATAGGGTCGGTTGTATCGGCGATCGGGGGCGGCAAGGCTGCAAACGACAATGCCTCGGGTGCATTCACAGGCCTTGGAAAGCTGACTTCTGTAACCCGGTCGGCTCTCCCTGATGTTGCTGCAACCGGAAACATCGCTGATTATATTCGCAATGCAGCCATCAAACGCGGTATTGATCCGAATACAGCCCTCAAGGTCGCCCAGTCCGAAGGCGGGTTGAATAGCTGGAACCTGCAGTCGAGCTACTACAAGAACGGCGTGCGTGAGCAGTCCTATGGACCGTTCCAGCTTTATAAGGGCGGAGGTCTCGGCAACTCGTTCATGGACAAGACCGGCCTCGATCCTGCTCTTGCTGCCAATGGTCCCGCCGCAACCGACTTCGCCCTCGACCATGCCGCAAAGAACGGCTGGGGCGCATGGTACGGCGCGGCGAAGGTCGGCGTCGGCAAATGGGATGGCATCGGGACCGGCGGCACGGCCACAGATGCGGTCAACAAGCTGGCGGAAGCTGCAGGCTCAGCAACCAAGGGGCTCGACACCTTCGGCGGTGGTCTCGGCAAGATCGGCGACACCCTGTCGGCGAACTTCTTCCCGTCTGCACCATCTGCCCCCACTGGGAGCGGTGGAGGCGGCGGCCTGTTCGGCTGGCTTGGTGGCCTGTTCAGTCCAAATCTGTCGAAGTACGCCGGCCTGACCGGTCTTTTCGCAGATGGAACGAACTATGCACCCGGCGGCATGGCGATCGTCGGGGAGCGTGGTCCGGAACTGGTCAACCTCCCGCAAGGCTCGCAGGTCTTCGACACGAACCGCAGCGCCCGCATGATGGGCGGATCTCGTGAAGGCAGCAATCAGCGACCGATCCAGAACTTCTATCTGGATGGGGCGAGGGGTGATGACCACATCCGCGAGCTTGCCCGTCAGGGGGCGGCCGAGGGTATCGCTCAGTACAATGAGCGTCAGATCAACGGCGGCTTTGGCGACAATCAGAAGCAATATCAATCGCGGGTGGCTTAATGGGTGAGCTGACGAACCAGCCGGATTTCCCGATCGACTTCATGCGCCCGACCCGCATTCGCTTCGATAACGTTGGCAACGCCATAGACGGCGGAGTTAACGGAGTAGGTGAGGCAATCAGCATCGAGACCTCTGGCGGCGGCATGATGACAGCTACGCTGGAGAATATGGTTTTGGAAGGGCCTGACGAGCGCTTCGAAGTCCTGTCCTGGCTTGGCTCCCGTCTCAACGGTGGATTCCGAAACATCGTGGTCCCGCTGGTCAATGACAAGGTGGGACCGTTCCCGGTCATAGGCGGGGCGGTTCGGCCGATCATCAAGGGCATCCCGCATTCTGACGGATCGCTCTTTACTGATGGTTCCGGATACTCGCAGTCGACTGTCTACGGGCAGTTCACCGCGGCTGCCGGTCTTAATGCCGGGGTGATCAATGTCCGGGTCTTCGGTGCAGCTCGCAAGGTCTTCCGGTGGTCTGACTGGTTCTCGATCTATCATGAGACGAAGGGCTGGCGCATCTATCGTTCATGGGAGCTGATCAGCCAGACCGATGAGGAGAACCCTGTATCTCGCATCGCGATATCACCGCCGTTACGGGAGCCGGTGACATCGGGGACGAGGATCGAGCTTGCCCGGCCGCGCTGTGTGATGAAGCTTGCCCGCGGTCAGACCGTGCCGTTTGAATACTCTGGCTGGTACTCCAGCCGACCAAGCATCAGTTTCGTTGAGGCGTTCTGATGGCCTACTCGGTCGAGTATGTGCCGGCGGCGGTCGTTGAATCGCTCCGCACCAGCACGAGCCTGGCTATCTTCCTTCGGGTTGATACCGATCCGGGCTTGCATCTCTACTTCGGCGTCAACGATCTTCCGGTTGGCTTCGACAGCATCGATCCTGCCGGCACGGTCTACATGGGCGGCGGAAGGCTTCAGGGTATCCCGAACCTTGAAGTGCTGGTCAACGGTCGGTCGAGCGCCATCAATTTCACCGTCTCAGGCATCGACCCGAAGACCGGCGCCAAGGTGATCGACGACTTACCCCCGGTACGGGGAAAGCTGGTTCAGGTCGGGCTTACCACGCTGGATAAGTATCACCAGCCGGTCAGCAACATCGTCCCGATATGGACCGGCATAGCATCGCATCCGGAAGAGTCGCAGGCGCCTGTCAGGGAAGGCGAAAACCCCACACTTTCGCTCAGCCTCGCCGTGGTGGGCGGAGAGAACACGCGTTCCCGGCCGTCTCGGTCGCTGTGGTCCGATGCGATGCAGAAGTCGATCTATCCGACTGATGACTTCTGCAAGAACACCGGTGCTCTGGCTCGCGGCATCCAGCCTAAGTGGCCAGTTTTCAACTGAGGTCTCATGGACATTTTCGAGTTTGTGAAGCTCCCGCATCGGTTCCGATGGGGCGGGGTCGGCGGTGATGACTGCATGACCTTCCCATCCACATGGGCAGAGCGCAGCATCGGAGTGGACCCGGCTGAAGACCTCCGGGGAACCTACCGGGACAGGGACGGGGCCGAGGTAATCATTGCCCGTTTCGGCGGCCTTGTTCCGATGATGGAGCACCAGCTTGCACAGATAGGTGCCAAGCGCGTCCAGCAGGTTCAGGACGGCGATATCGGCTTGATCCGGGCCATGACTGCAGAAGCCCCTACAACGGCTGTGGAGAAGGAAATCGGAGCGGTTCGCTTCGGTCCTCTCTGGGCTGCCATCCATCCCGGCGGCGTTCGTGCCGTGAAGGCTGAATTCATCGCTGCATGGAGACTGCCTGCATGAGCCTGAAGGCGATGTACGAGAACGTGCCGAGCGATGCGCAGCACTATTTCCGGGACGCTGACCGGAACTGGATGCTCCGCACCACGACCGCGCTCTATGATCCGATCTTTACGCCGCTCCTCACTGCCGTCTTCGGTGCATCATTCGCAGCGTCTACCATCGGCGGTGTAGTTATCGCCGGTCTCTCGGCTATCGCGACCACGGCCATATCGATCGGCATTCAGATGCTTTTCGCTCCGAAGCCGCCGAAGCCGGAAGACGGAAAGATCCCGAAGGTTCAGTCGATCCCGTACCGCCAATGGTGCGTTGGGCGGAACCGACTCGCCGGGGCTTTCATGCTTTGGGAGGCGAAGGGCAAAAATCTATGCGCGGTGCAAGCTATCGCTGCTCATCCGGTTAAGTCGTTCAATCGATTTTGGCTTCACGACGACGAAGTGACGCTACAACCGAGCGGGATTATTAACCCCGGAACCAATTACGGGGATCAGGTACAAATTTATCATAGGTTAGGGCTTGTCCCGGAAACGCCATACTCGGCCATAGTCGACAAGCTCTCTGCAGATGGAGCCTGGACCAACAGCCATCGAGGAGATGGCCAAGCTTCTATGGCGATGGTCGCCCAAAGCGCCAAGGCTGAAAGACAGAGCAAGCGGTTTCCGTATGGTCCGCCGCAGTTGTCGGCAGAGGTCGATGGCGCTCTTTGCTGGGACTTCCGCGATCCGCTGCAAGACCCGGAAGACGAAAGCACATGGCAGTGGACGCGCAACTCTGCCGTCATCATGGCGTGGCACCAGTGCTTCAATGAGTTCGGCCATCGCCGTGACTATAAGAGAGCCATCCTCCCGGTCCTTGATATGTGGCAGGAGGAGGCTGACGTCTGCGATGAGCTTGTTCCCCTCAAGGGAGGCGGGACAGAACGCCGCTACGAGTGCAACGGCTTCGACACCACGGAAAACGATCCGAAGGCCGCGACGAATGCCATCCTCGCTTCTTGCGACGGCTGGATATGCGAGCGCGGTGATGGGGCATTGCTCTTCATCGTCGGCAAGTTCCGAGAGAAGTATGTCACGACGCTGACCGACAGCGACATCGCCGGCCGGAATATCAAATACGACGTCCTCTTCGAGGATGAGTGCAACCGCCTTGTCCCGAAGTTCTGCTATCCCGAGATCAGCTATGGGACGTCGGACACTGATTTCTTCGAGGATACGGCGGCCCAGATCACGGCAGGCCGCGTTCTCGCTCAGGATGCCAATTATCAATGGGTTCAGCAGTGGAGGCAGGCCCGCCGCCTCGGCAAGCGTGACTGGCTCCGACTTCAGGAGAAGGTGAGCGGGCAGCTCAACGTCAGGCTCTCAGGCATCAATTCGGTCTACTGCCGCTGGGTGCGCGTTAACGCCCCGATCATGTTGCCGAAGCTGACCGGGAAGCTGATCGAGAACCGCAAGTCCGTCCTGTCCCTGCTTCAAGGCGGGTTCACGATGGATATCATGAAGCATCCGGACAACATCGACGATTGGAACCCCACAACCGACGAAGGACAGCAGCCGCCGGTTCCGCCGAAGGTCGATGCGGCGGATATCCTCACTCCGGTCATCAACCTCGTACAGGCGAAGCCCAGAGGCGATAGCGTCTATATCCGCGTGGTCATCATCGACCCGGCTGACGATGCTCTCTACCCGGTCGTAAGATATCGGGTAGCAAATGACGGCTCCGGCAACCCGGGCGCTTGGATCGAACAGAAGTTCCCAAATGCAACGCCTTCTGGTGGGTTTGTCGACCTTGCCACGAATGTGGTGCCGTCGAATGCTCTTTTGGACATCCAAGTCGCCTTCATCGCGTCGGACAATGACTATGGCGATTGGTCAGTGACCGCGAACGTTACATCGACCGTGGACCAAACCGCGCCGGGAACACCAACGAACATGACCGCAGTCAATTCGGCTGGCGTTGTCACGGTCAGCGCGAAATCGGCCAACGACAATACCCGATACCTCGTCTTCAAGCGCGGCACGACAGCTCAGAGCTTCGCTGCAGCGACGACGATCGGCACCTACAATGTGTCGGCAAACCAGACGATCTCGTTCACCGACAGCCCCGGCACTGGAACATGGAAATACTGGTGCGGAGCCGAGAACGGCTCTGGCGTCAAGTCTGCTGCGCAGGCGTCGGCGACCGTCACCGTCTAACCGGAAAACAACATCGACAACCTCCCTTGGCTCACCGCCGAGGCGATCGCGCATGGAGAAATCATGGTAGAGAACGCCAAGAGCATTTGGGCTGATGGCCCTTCGAATGCGCCCTATGAGCCTGATAAATACCTTATTCGGGCATGGGGTACGTGGCTGGAGGAATCCCTTGCGGTTACGGCTCAACTCCTCTCAGCTTCAGTAGCCAGGGCGACCAAAGCAGAGCTTGATGCGGTCGTTGGCAGTTATGCCAATGGCGATATTGGGCTTGTCGTGCTCGACGATAACCTTGCACTCAGGGGCGTCTATCAAAAGGTCGCAGGCGCGTGGGTCAAGAAATCCGATCTTCCTAACGAAGCTGCACAAGCCACTGCGGCGATACTGGCTGACTTTCGGACCAGATACCTCGGTGCGTTGGCTGTTGACCCTGTCACAGACCTTCAGGGACACGCTTTGATTGAAGGGGCACTTTATTTCAACACCGTGACTGGTGTCATGAAGATTTTTCATTCTGGCTCGTGGGTAAATCAGACAGCCACGGTAAATGATGGTGACGTCAGCCTTCCCAAGCTCGCGCCTGAGGTTCGAGGCCCGGTTACTCTCCCATTCTTCCGTAACCTTTATCGCAAACGCGTCCTGAGAGAGCTGCCGTTGAAGCCGCCAGGCTACGATACGGTTGTTGCCGCGCTCGCCGTTTCATACGTTTATCCGCAGGCACTCTTTATCGACGAGATCGCGAACCAGATGCTTGTGCTGTTCTCGCCAAATGGTGGGACAGGAGTTAACTGGCTGGTCATCTTCAACCGATCGACAGGCGCCTTCGTTCGGAGCTTCTATGCCGGGCAGGGCTATTCAGGCATCCACGTTAGCTATTCCGGAGGCACCCGGTATCTGTGGATTCGTGGGGCAAGCAATGCGCTCGTCCGGTACAATATCACCACCCTGCCGGCTGAGCTGTCGTCGCCAGTCAGTGCCAACTCGTACCCGATGGATGTCTACCTATTCCTGACGGGAAGGGGGGCGGACCTCTTGATCAGTGAGACTGATACACCGTTAGGCACTCTTCGGCGTGTTGATAGGTTTTACCGAGTCGCCACGGCCGCACCGTCGACGCGGTTGGAAACAACCAAGTTCAAGATCAGCGATCTTGGGGACAACAACGACTACTCTGCTTACTTTCCTCACATGCAGGCGATTGCGTTGGGCCAAGGGTTCATCGCTGCAGCATATGGGGGAGTATATTCAACCGGAACGCCGACCCCTGCGCAATACCAGGGGATGCGGATCTTCTCCGGTGATGGTGACGCCAAGATTGCCGAGGCGCTTTACTCTCCAGATGCCGCGCGTACCATCCTGACCGCGGCGGGATTTGCAAACTCTCGGATTGAAAACGAGGGCTGCTGCGTTACCGATAGTGGCGTAATATGCTCGCTTTGCATCCTGGGTTCAGTCACAGACTCTGACGCCGGGACGCGTGGGATCCTGATCTTCGAGGAGTTCGCCCAAGGCTCCGACACGATCGACTTCTCCTCGGCCGCCGTTTTCCCCAAGAACCCTGTTCTCAGCAACTTCGGGACAAATGTTGTTCTGCTAAAGAGCGCTGGAAACAAGGTCTATAACCCGGTCACCGGCGCTGAGATCACCACGCTTGCCCAGATCCTCGACCTTATGAAGGCTTTGGAAATCGGCATCGTGCGGTTTTACGCAAACATTGCGACCATCACCGACATCAACGGAGATGCGTTCCCAAGCTCGCATGACATCGAGATCAGGAACGAGAACAATAGCACGTTCTTCATTGATATCCGCGGTGCGTCGATCGATGGTAGGATCCAAGTGGCGGGTTCGCCTTACGCTCAGACGTACCTCTTCCAGAAGAGGCGTAACGCTGGCTCTCCGCTGGGCTCATTGAGCGCTTCCATGATCGGGGCGGAGTGCGTGGATATCACGAACGGGAACCTCTACATCGCCACTGCAGTAGGATCTGGAAACTGGAAACTGGTGACTAGGGCGGCCTGAAATAGAGAAAAACCCGCCTTCAGAGGCGGGCTTGTCAAAGATCCGCAGCGACCAGAGGTCAGCGTTCATTTTTCCCGATCGCGTCTTTCCTGCTCTGCCTGAGACAGTTCAAGTAGGCGTTCGGCTTGCTCTAAAAACCGTTGGGCGCGGGCATCAAAGTCGGTAGCGCTAAAACTTGCTTCCAGCCTCGCAAGAATTTCAGAGTGCATCGTCACCCCTTTCTCCGACGCTGCCGCGTCGAGACGATCGTAAAGCGGCTTTGTCATCCGCAGACTGGTTCGAATGATTTCTTTTTCTTTTTCCATTTGACGTCATTTTGGCGCTTGACGCCAATTTGGCGTCTGCTATGTTGGTGACGTCGAAATGACGCCACAGAAAGGAGTATCATGGAAAAGGTTAAGAGGTCGAGTCTGACCTTGCGGTTGCCGGAGCAGCTCAGGGAATGGCTTGCGGAGCGAGCGAAAGGTAATTTCACATCGATCAACGATGAGGTCATCCGGCTGATCAAGGAGAGCCGGGAAAACGAAAAGAGCGGGACCACGGCGTAGGAACCGTCCCGCTCTTTCCAATCACAATCGAAATCTGGAGATATCGACATGCGCAAGCATGATAGCAAAATCGTACCTTCTTTGGCAATCCCGCTTCACACCTTGTTCCGCAACTCGGTCGTAGCCGCTGCTTTCCGCCGCGCTGATCGTGACTTCGGCTCGTGTGTCACGGTTCCGGCTCCTCGTGATCCGAACCTCATCGGCAGCGCTGGCGCATCGCTCAAGTGGCGCATGCAGCTCGAGACGGTGAGGGCGTAACTATGCAGTTGCAGCTTCAAACCGTATCGGCCTCGTCGTCGAACCTCACCATGTCCAGTCGGGACATTTCGGAAATCACCGGCAAGAGACACGACAACGTGCGAGCCGACATCGAAAAGATGGCCTCTGACCTTTCCCTGAAAATTCAGGAAAAGCCAGAATCGTCGAACGGTGGGCGGCCTACGAAGGTCTTCCACCTGACGAAGCGCGAAACACTGATCCTTATCTCCGGCTACTCGGTCGAGCTTCGCGCTCGGATCATCGACCGCTGGATGGAGCTGGAACAAGGCGGCAAGCCAGCGGCGATTGATTATTCCGATCCGAAGATCATGCTCGGCGTCATCGGTCACTTGCAGGAGACAATCGCGGAGCAGGGCGACCGTCTCAAGAAGCTTGACCGACTGGAAGGCGCCAAGGGTTCGATGTGCATCAGCGACGCGGCCAAGACGCTCAAGGTGAAGCGGGACGACCTCTTTACCTTCATGCAGTCCCGTCGCTGGATCTTCAAACGGGCCGGCGGCAAGAGCTGGCTTGCTTACGATGGTATTCGTCACTCCGGCTATATGGAGCATGACGATCATCCATATTTCGACGATCAGGGCCGCGAACGTATCGCGACCCGCGCGCTTGTCACCGCGAAGGGATTGGTCAAGTTGGCCGCTCTTCTCGAACAACCTCTGAACTAAGGAGGGCGCCATGAACCGAAGGACAGTTCTCAAGGCGGGCCTCGCTCTCGCAGCCACCAGCCACACCGCCGTCGCCTCTGGTGACGCTCTAACCCCAGATCAGACGATCGGCACCATGATCGACCGGCACACAATCCTTTGCGCTGAACGTAAGGTGCTGTGGGATTTCGTTGACGATGCATGCGATAGCGCCGAATGCCCACCGTTCGCGAAGATCAAAATGTCTGAACTCGGAAACGATCATCGAGGATGCGGCGCGGAAAGCAAAACACTGCACTGGGCCGCTGATATAGACGCTGACATCGATCGTAAGATCGGTTTGGCGAAATGGCATGTCGACAACGGTATTTCTGCTTCCTTCCATCAGGCAAGGATCGACAGGCTGGAGGTCGACCGCGGAAAAGCTCATGCAATCCTAGAGGGCCGAGCCAAGGTATATAAAGATTGGCGCAAGGCTTCCGGCGTTGACGCTGCGGACTGCGAAAGCGAGCGCTTGGGAGAGATCATTGAAGGCCTTGAGCGATCGATCATCGATTGGGAGGCGCGATCGCTCCATGAGGCGTTGCTTAAGGCGGAATGGGTCACAGCGAATTGGATCGGGCTTGGCGACACGCTTCGGCTTGAAGCCGTCCGACAGATGGTGACTGGGAGGGTTGCAGCATGAAGCGCAGAACCTTCCTCGGCGGCGCTGCCGTTGCGTCACTACCGGTTGCTGCTGTCGCGATGCCGCCAGCCGAAACGAGTGAAGAAAAATGCACTCGCCTACTCGACGATCTTCTCAGTGAATTTCGAAAGATGCCTTCTCACGGCAAGACGATGTTCGGGGACTTCGTGGAAATCAAATTCAACGATGGCGAAGGAAGCATGCGCTACGGGCGTCAGAATGATGACGGCAAGAGCGCCGAGCAGATATGGATGTTCGTCAAACACGGTGGGGGTGATGTCTGATGGCCCCCAAGAAAGAAGATGTCGGCATCGAGCTACCGCCACTCGACATCCGCCTGATGGAAGTCACTGTTATCGGTGACAGCCCGCTCATCGTTCATGCTTGGTCGGAAAAGGCCAAGCGTGAAATGCTTGAGAAGCAGATGAAGAAGGCCAAGCAAGCCAAGGAAGCAAAAGACCCTCGGGCCGATTTCGAAGCGTCCCTCTATCGCCTTGGCGATGGGTTCGGGTTTCCCTCGATCGGCTTTAAGGCTGCGGCCGTCACCGCTTGCACGTCGGTGGCCGGGATCACGAAGATTGCTGCGCGTCAGGCTTTCCACATCCTGGGTGAGGACATCGACGTTAACGGCGCGTTCGAGGGCACAAAGGCTCGCGTCAACCTCGTGCGCATTGAGGGCGGCGATCCTTCCATGCGCGAAGATATGGTTCGGGTTGGCATGGGAACGGCTGACCTGCGTTACCGTGGCGAGTTCGCCGACTGGCATGCAAAGCTGCTGGTTCGGTTCAATGCCAATGTCCTGTCAGAGGCGCAGATCCTCAACATCATCAACGTCGCCGGTTTCGCCGTTGGCGTAGGTGAATGGCGCCCCGAGAAGGACGGCATGAACGGCATGTTCCATGTCGCCACCGACAAAGACATGGCGAAACTGGGGGCTGGACGATGAAACAGCCAAAGATTGCCGGCTTCGAATTTGCCGAGGGCGTCCGCTTCCAAGCAGGCCACCATCCTGACCCAAACATCGTCGGGCAGCATATCGAAATGCTGCGGAAGAAGGGCAAGGGTGAGCTTACCCCTAAGGATGTTTTAGCTGACGCGAGGCACGATAACTCGCCGCTTCACTCGTTCTTTGAATGGGACAATAGCGAAGCAGCGGAACAATACAGGCTGCAGCAGGCGAGGGGACTTATCCGCGCTGTCGTCGCTGTCTACGTTAGCCCAAACAAACAAGCGGTGCGGCAGAGGGCATATATTCATGTGCCAGCGCCGTCAGCGCCCCACTACCGGGAGACGACCCATGCCCTTTCACAGGCCAAGACGAGGCAACTCGTTTTGGATCGGGCAATGAACGAACTGAAGGCATGGAGGCTTCGCTACAAGGACTTGGAGGAGTTCGCCGGGTTCGTGAAGATCATCGACGTTATCGATACCGACTTCCCGAAGTCACTCGATAAGATCGGAGAATGAGTGCGGAGCCGGATCGCCCGACCGGCTGGCAAGGATCGTGGCAGGGCAGGCAAGGCGAGGCGAGGCGAGCTGTGGCGTGGTGAGGTGCGCCTTGGCGTATCAGGCTATTCCATCCAGTGATTGGCGGCGACCCGATACGGTCAGCCGCCAATTCGCGTTTCGCACCTAAACCCATTCACCGAAAAATCATAACTTCGCGGCTCGCTTAGGCGGGCCTTTTTCTTTTCCCTGACCCGACATCACCAACATCGGAGAAATCCATGAACGGGGAACAACCCGCGCCGGTAACGGCTGCGGTGAAGCGGAGCTTTGTCTCCTCGCTGGATGTGTTCGGCCTTGAGCCGGTCCAGCATTTCGGACGGGTGTTCAAGCGAGCCTGGTCAATCCGGCTGATCCTGCTGGCTGGCCTGTTCTCCGGGCTGGAGATCGCCCTGCCGATCCTCGACCAGTGGCTCTACCTGCCGCGCGGCCTGTTCGCTGGCCTTTCCGGCTTCACGTCTATGGCTGCTCTCGTCTCTCGCCTTGTGGCCCAGCAATCCGTTTCCAAGACACCGAAGGATGATCCAAATGCCGATCAATAAAATCACGAGCAGCAAGCGGGGCAAGGCGGCAATCGTCGCAGCGTTCATCGCTGCCGCCGGCGGGACGTGGGGTGCCTATGAGGCATCGAAGCCGCCGGTCTCTGTCATCCTTGCCGTCGACAGCCTGATCAAGCCGTGGGAAGGGCTGGTGCTGAAATCGCACTGGGATCCCTTCGCAAAGATATGGGACATCTGCTACGGCGAAACCCGGATCAACGGCAAGCCGGTCACTGCCGGCCTGACGCGAACGCCCCAGCAATGCGAGCAGATGCTGATCGATCGCGTCCAGCGCGACTATTACGCTCCACTGACCCGCTGCATAGCAGACTTCGAAAAGAAGCCGGTCAGCGTGCAAGCGTCGGCTATCTCAGGCGCCTATAACTTCGGCGTCTCCGGCATGTGCAATTCGACGGCGGCTCGATACATCCGCGTCGGCAAGTACCGGGAGGCCTGCGAGGCACAGACGGCATGGAACAAAGCTGGCGGTCAGGTGGTCACTGGTCTGGTTCGCCGCCGCGAGATGGGCGATGCCCAGCGGATCGGTGAGGCCGAGCTTTGCGTGAGCGGCATCTGATGACTGCGATTCTCGCAACAGCCGTGCGCCTATTCGGGATCGGCGGCGTCCTCTTCATCCTGGCGATTGCGTTCTATGAAGGCGTGCCCGGCGCATCCCGCATCCCGTTCCTGACATCTATCCCTGTCGTCAGCGACATCGTCGCCGGCCGGGTCGAATCGGTCGCGGCGCAGCGCGTCAAGGAAGCCACCGCCGGCATGGCGAGCAAATACGAGCTGCAGTCCGTTCAATTCCAGCTTCAGCGAGAGCGGGAACTGCGTCAGGCGGCAGATGATGCCGCAGCTGCCGAACGCAAGCGTGCAGCTTTGTCTGAGGCGATTGCGGCCCAGCGGCAGGCAACCATTGATCAGCTGGCGGCAGAAGCAGCCAAAGACCCCGATCTTTCCCGGCCAACAGCAAAGGACAAATCATGGCTCGAGCGTCACTGATATTCCTCTGCCTTCTCCTGACCGGGTGCGCGACGACAGAGCAGCGCGTCACAGCAGCGGCAAAGACCGAGGGCGAGGCGAGGGCGGTCATCCCGTTCCCCGATCCGCCAGCATCGTGTGTCGCCAAGATCGGCCGCGTCCGCATCGGTGATGAGCCGTGGGTCGTGACATTCAAGCGTTGGGAGATTGTCGCTGACAATCGCGATCAGCTGGCCGCCGATTGCGCGGCATGGTTCGCCAACATCAAAGCGAGGTGGGGCAAATGAAGTTCCTCCACCTCCAGCCGGCTACCGTGATCGCGATCCTCGTGCTTGCGGCCTTCGTCGTTCTTTCGTGCATCGCAGCCTGGATTAGCTAATGGAATTCTCGACTGGTGACATAATCAACCTCCTTGCCAACAAGGAGACGGTGATTGTCGGCTTCGCTCTTCTCTTCCTCATGTGGGCCTTGCTGGAGCGAAAAGACCGGCGAGCGGCAGAGGCTGAGCTTCTTTCGACCTACAAGACCGTCACTGCCATCGTCCAGAAGTTCGACGACAACACCGCCTTCTGGAGAGATACGATTATTCGTCTCACCGAAAAGAGCCTGGGAAAATGAGATTCATGTCCCGACTATGGCCTCACTGGCAGAGCAACCGTCGGCGCGAGGCGCGTCAGAGCGAAGAGAAGAATCGGGCGCGATCGCAATTGTCGGATGCTGTCATGCAGCTTGAGCGCCGAACACACAACGTCAACCGGATCGCCGAAGACGCTATCAAGAGCATGCACAGGGGAAATGGCAAGTGAGACGGTTTAAATCTAGCATTGCAGCGTGGTCGGCGCTTGCCCATGGCGTTCTATTTTTCATCTTCCTGGCAATCCTGCCAAGCGATTGGATGAAGTATCTCGGCTATGCGCTCGTTCTCGGAACGGGGTTCGCCGCCCTGACGAGGTGGTATAGAGACGCATTCCTCGCCTTTCGTGAGGGCAGGGGCGGGGCAAGTTTCCTAATCGTCGGAACGTTCTCCCTAATCCTGATTGTCTTCCTTCACCGGGTCGTGGTCGTGGGAAATGCGACTTGGCCGGATTTCTGGATGTTCGAAAGCGACATTCTGATCCGGGCAGTGGTCTGGTATCTCGGGTGGGCTCTGCTGCTGCTGTTCTTTGCCCCGGACATCAACGAAGGGGCGGTGCCTCCGAAGAGCTTCTACATGCTTGCGCTCGGTATCGCCTTCGGCAGTTTCATGATGGGGTACAGCTTTGCGGTCGGGATCAGCCAGGCCGCACCCTAGGCTCCAGCCCGTTCCTCTCCCTCATGGCATCATACCAGTCCTCAACAGCCTTGGCAGCCTGCCAGTGTTCCGGCTCCCATCCTTGATGGGGCATGACGTGCTGTTTGAAGTCTCGGCCATGGGCGCCACCTGACCAGAGAAACTGTCCCTGTTTGGTGTGCGTCGTCTTATCCCGCATGATTCGGCCGATGTAGAGATCGCCGTCGTAAGCGACCCAATCCTCGTGGCCTTCGCCGGGCCAAGTGATCGTCCAGCGGTATTTCTTCTGCCAGGGTGTCGGTTGATTCGTCAT